ACACAACGTGATACTTGCAGTCCCAGATCGTGTGGCTTCCAGGCTTCGCGTCTTGCATGACCGGAGCGTCGCATCCCGGTCGCCTAAAGGCGAGGGGTTTACGGATCCCCAATCGGGGACTCTAAACTCGGAGACGATCGCGGGGCGATGACGACCCAGGGTTTCCTTCGCGCCGCGCATGACGCGAAACTCCGACCCTTCGACATCGATCTTTATGAAGTCGACACGGCGGCCGCGCAGGACGTCGTCCAGCGTAGACCGGGGAGCGACCGCGCAATTTGGATTAGCCACCTCCGTTTGAGCGAAGATAACGCCATTGCTTCCGATCGCCGGGCTTAACAACGCGACGCCCGGTTTATCAGATAGCGCAAAGGGTTGCACTTCGACGTGACCGAAGTGGTTGGCCGCCGCGTTCATCATGATCAAACGGCAGTTCTCGGTCGACGGCTCGATCGCAATCACCTTGCCGTCGCCGCCAACAACATGCGCCATCTGCATGGTCTGAAAGCCGACATTCGCGCCGATATCGACGCCGGTCATTCCCGGCCGCAGAAAGTGCCGAATGGCGTTTGTCACGTGACTTTCGAAGCCGCCCTGGGTGATGACCGTATGCCCGATGGCGAAGTCAAAACGATCGGCGATGAAGCGGAAGCCGTCACACTGGACGGTCACGAGATCCTCGGGCGAGCATCGGATGTTGAGGGTGGTGGGATATTTATAGCTCTCGAACGCCGAGACCACCGCGCGCAACTGCGAAAGCGGCGGCCCAGAATCCGGTATTCCGAAATGTTGAAGACGCAACATATCATCGGGCGTTGCATCTTGTCCGAAGGCGATCGCAAAAGCTTCCCTTGATGTAAGAATTGCAACCTCCCAATTGGCGGCCTTCTCCAAGAGTGCGGCTCGCCTTGGCGGCACAGAAATTGAAACAGGAAACTTAGCCGGCATACCCCCAACAGCCGTCGCGTCCAACTCGAATCTGAGCAGCTTGGCGTTCTCGGCCAGCCCGAGCCATCGAATAGAGCGCCTGCGTCAAGACGGCCTCTCTCCAAGCGCGACAAGAGGCCGCTGGCGAGGCTCCGATCAATCGAAGCGGCACAATCGGCGGCGCACACGGGCGCCCTGCCCGCTTCTATCCTGGCCGCCTTCGCACAAAACCCGCCGACGCGGCCCGCGCAGCGAGCGCGCGGGCCGCGGCGAGTTCGTCGAGGGCGGCGATCAGGTCGCGCGCCAGGCGCAGCGCGGCGGCGTCGAGATCGGCGGCCTCGGCGCGGTAGAGCGCGAGCAACGCCCGCGCTTCCGCGTCCGGTTCGGCAGGCGCCACGGCGACGCGGCGCTATTGTCCCGCCTGGCGCGACGGCGAGCCGCCGTCCAAACGACGCTCGAGACGATCGACCCCCAGCGCCAGGTTCGTCACCGTTGCCGTCAGGCCGCCGAGCTTTTCGGCGACCGAGAGCGCGGCGGAATTACCCTCCTGCTGCTCTTTCTTGGCGTCCGCCTCGAGCTGGCCGATTCTTTGCGTGTGCTCGGCGATGATGACGTCCTGCGCGCCGGCCCGCATTCCGGTGACATAGGTCGCGCCGGCGACGCTGGCCGCGGCCCCGATGAGCGCTGATAGGATCGGCCCGGCCCATGGCGCCAATTTGCTTCCGCCGTCGCTCTTCACGGTCAGCGTCATCGATCGATAGCCCCAATTTCGCATTCCGCGCCTTGAACTGGCGCTCTAACGCCTGCCTACGCTCTCAGCGGCGGACGCGCCGCCCGCGCTATTTCGCCGGCGTCGCCGCCGCCTTCGCCACCGGAATCAGCCCGTCGGCCGCGGCGATGTCGCCGAGCACGCCGGCGGCGGCCTTCAGCCGGCCGGCCGGCGTGTTCGGGCCGTCCGTATGAGCGCAGACGATGCGCGCGTCGCGATCGAGCCGCGCCAGCGCCGCGCGCGCGAGCGCGCCGGCTTTCGTCGCCGGCGGATTGGCGGCAAGCCGCGCGCGGAGGCGGTCGGCCGCCGGCGCGGCGGCGGCGCACAGCGCCGGCAGATCGGCGGTGATTTTCGCCGCCTTGGCGTCGAGCGCGACGATCGCCGGCCCCGCCCCGCCGAAGATCGCCGCGACCCCGGAGGGCAGCGTGGCGCCGGTCAGCGCGGCGACGATGACGGCGACGATCGGCGCAGCCATGTCAAGAGCCCGAGGCGCCGGCCGTCGTCGTCACGGCGGCGGCAGGCACAGCGCTGACCGAGGTCGTCGAGGTGTAGCCGGCGGCGGCGCAGAGGTCGGAGGCCAGCGCGCCGGCCGAGGACGCCTTCTGAAGCGCGGCCTTGACCTTGGCGTCGACGGCCGCGTCGGCCTTGATCGCCGCGCCGAGAGAAACGGTGGCGTTGATGATCGGGCAGTACGTCTTCGCCAGCGCCGCGGCGAGCTTCTCCTGATTGGCGACGACATCGGAGCCGAGCTTGATCACCGCCGTGTCGAGTGTGTCGACAGCCTGAGTTGTGGTTGCGACGTTGTCGGCGAATTTCTGCGCTGAGTCGCTAGAGCAGCCGACGACGGCGCCGGGCAAAGCGAGCGCGAGCGCGCCCAGGAGAGCGAGTTTCTTCATGCCGGTGGTCCTGTCTTGAGAGCGCGGCTTTACCGCCCGCGCGCGGAACAGAAAGCGATAAACTCGCTGAAACGCGATATTATCGCTTGACTGCGAAGCGATATTGAGCGATATTATCGCTCATGAAAACGATCGTTCTCACCCACAAAGCCGCCAAAGAGCTAGACGCCCTTCCGGCCGCCGCGCGCCATTCGATCACGGAAGCTCTCGCGGCCTACGCGATCGACGGCCGCGGCGACGTCAAGGCGTTGGCGGGCCGCAAAGGCTTCCGGCTGCGCGTCGGAGATTACCGGGTGATTTTCGACGACGACGGCGCCACGATCCTAGCGATCTACATCGGGCGCCGGGGAACGACCACTTACGCGAGGAACTGAAATGAAACTCCAGACCATCACCACGCCGGGCGGCGATGAGCTCGTCGTCCTGCCGCGCGCCGAATATGACGCGCTGGTCGCCGCCGCGGCCGGGCGCGAAGAGGACGCCGACGACGTTGCGATCTACGACGCGCGTAAAGCCGAACTCGCGCGCGGCGTCGACGCACGCCTGCCGCCGGAAGTGAGCGCAGCGATGCTGCGCGGCGACAGCCTGCTCAAGGCGCTGCGCAAGTCGAAAGACATGACGCAGCTCCACTTGGCGTTCAAAACCAACATCGCCCAGGGCTACATCAGCGACATCGAGTCCGGCCGCCGCAAAGGCACCGTTGAAACCCTCACGGCGATCGCCAACGCGCTCGACGTCCCGGCCGAATGGCTGGTCGACTGAGACAACCCGGGCCGGTTCATCGCCCCAGCTTCGCCAGGTCGTCGGCGTAGCGTTGAATCGAGTGGTTGCCGGGGATCGCCTGACCGATCTTGGCGATGTCCAAGAAATCGGCGAGCGCCTTGGGCGTGCCCGGAACCGGCTCGCCGATCTGCCGCGGACGGGTCGGGTGGTTGAACGGCGGCCGCATCGGCAGCTCGGGCACGATGTCGCCCGCCCGCGCGTCCTCGACCGCCTCGACGCCCTGGCGCAGCAGATGACCGAGCCACGGATTAAGGAAGCCGACGCGCGGCGCGCCGAGCGCGACGACGCGAAAACGCCGGCCCGGCTGGCGCGCGGCGAAGATCCCACCGAGCACAAGAGCCTCGGCGCCGCCGAGCGAATGGCCGACGAATGAGAGCAGCCGCGGATCGCCGGCGATTGTCGGCGCGATCTTGGCGTACAGCGCTTCGCCGGCGCGGCCGAAACCGCCGTGGACCGGCCCGACGCCGGCGATCCAGCACGGCGCGGCGCTGATGTCGCGCAACCAATCGAGCGGATCGAGGGGATTGGTGCCGGGCATGACGACGACGAGCTCGTCGTCGCGCGGAAGCAGATCGTATTCGCAATCGAGCGCGACGCGCCCCGACCATGGGCCGCGATAGGAGAGCCCGGCGAGGCGCGCGAGTTCGGCGTGCGAGAGAAGGGCCGACACGAGGCGTCAGGCCTGCGGCGCGGCGCTGATGCTGTTCGGCGCGGCCACGGTCGTTCCAGACGGCGCCGAAACGCGCGTCATTTGGATCTGGGCGCGGCCGAGCGCGGCGAGCGTTTCGTCGGTGACCCGCTGTTTCGTCCATCCGGCCTTGGCGATCAGATCGGGAATCACCGCGGCCGCCCGCTTGGCGATACCGTCAACGATCGGATGGTCGTCGGTGAAGGTTGCCGTTGCGAGATTGCCTTCGGCCTTGCTCACTGCCGCTTCGGCGAGCGTATCGAGGTAGCCCGCGGCGGCGTCTTGGTCGGCTTGACTGATCTTGACGTGCAGGAACTTCGCCGCCAGCAGGGCGACGTCGCCGAGCGCCCATTTGATGACGCCGGCGAGCACGCCAAGCGCAAGCGGCGTCAACACCGGCAACAAGGGAGCGAGGGTGAACGTCGTCGTCGTCGCGGAGGCGTCGGCGGCGAAGGCGAGGCTTGCGCCGGCGACGAGCAGCCAGAACATGGCGAAGAGATACGCCGTGACGCGCCGCCAGCGAGCCCAAGGAACGGGCCGTGAGAACAACAGAACGGCAATCGTCGCCGCCACAACGGCGAACGGCAGGCGCAAAGCGAGCGCCGCCCACGGGTGCAGGATGAGGAACATAGTTGGTCTCTCGATTGAAACGCCGGAATCCGCCGGCGCGCGGGAATCTTGATGACGGGGATTGGATCGTCAGCAACCCTTCGGCGGTCGCTCGCGGGTCTCGCGTCCGGGCCTTTTCAGATCACGCCAACGAAGAGTCGGTCTCAGGCGTCTCGCCGCTCTTGTGAATCGGCTCCGGACGCTCTTCGCCGCGCAACAGCCAATAGTTGCCGTGCGCCTGCTGGATCGACCCGTGCATGATTGAGGTCGCCCGCAACAGCTTTTGGCCGTAGTTATCGCGCTGGCCTTCGACGTCGTTGACGTACACCACGTTCACGCATTGCGGACCCCAGACCTCGGTGATCAGCGCGTCGTAGCGCCTGCCCCGCGGATCGTAGAAATCCACCGCCATGCCGCGGTGCTGTTCGCGCGTTACTTCCGTCATCGTTTGCTCCTCGTCTCCGGACTATCCGGAGAGGCGCGGGGCGACGCGCTCGCCCCAATTCGATTTGCGCTAAGCGCTCGCCGCGTCGAGCGCCGCCCAAGTCAGCGGGCCTAGACCGTCAGTCGCGAGGCCGTGCGCCTTCTGAAAGGCTACGATCGCCTGTTTCGTCTTGTTGCCGGCCCATCCGTCGATTTTGAGCGGCTGCCCGTCGTCCGACGTTGCACCGGCTCTATTGAGCCGCCATTGCAGATCGGCGGCGGAATGCGCGGGATAGGTCGAGACGGTCGGATGCGGCGCTGGCGCTTCGTTGGGGTCATGCCGCGCCGCGCCACCGTGACTTGGCTCCGGCGGGACGTCGGGCGGCAGCTCAGCCTGATGCGGCCCCGGCGCGCCATGCAGCGCGAAGGGCGGCAGCGGCCCGTCGCCGAAGGCGTCGACGGCCTCTTTCGTGTAGGCGACGAGCTTCAGCCAGGTCTCGGAGCCGATTGCGCTGCAGTCGACATGGCCGCCGCCGGCGGCGCCGAGATCGTGGTGCTGGCACAGGCCCCGCCCCTGCCCGCCCTTGGCCCACACCGGCGGAATGCCGTAGGCGCGGCAGCACCAGCCGGCGACCAGCGCTGCGGAGCGCATCGTCTCTTCGCTCATCCCCTGGGCGGTGAAGCCTTCGATCTCGAGCGAGATCCCGCGGCCGTTGAACTCGCACTCGGCCCAGGCCTTGGCGCTGAGCGGAACGAGCTGCGTCAGCTCGCCGCCGTCCTTGCGCAGGCAGAGATGGGCGGAGGCCTTGGTGGCGGCGCGGCACAGCCAGTTGACCGAGCCGAGATAGCCGCCCTCCATCATATGGAAGACGAACAGGCCATGGGCGATCGGCGTCGGCGTGTAGCTCGGCGACGGAACCTGTTTGACGGGCGGCATGGTGACAGTCATCGAAAACTCCTCATCAGTTGGAAGGCGGCCCACGCCGCAACGACGACGCCCGAGAGAATTGCGATCGCCTTGAGCGCGGCCGTCAGCGCGAGAACGACAATCAGAACCGCGATGGTCATCGCCGCCTCACGGCCTCACAAAGACGAGACCGCGCCGCCCGACCGTCGCCTCGGCGACGCGACGATTCCAATTGCCCGACAGCAACCGGATCGACCCGTCCGGCTCGACGCCGGCGACGAAACCGACGTGATGCGGCGCGACAGCGAGATCGCCGACGCGCGGCGCGTCGACGCGCGTTCCGTAGCGGTAGGCGCTCGCCGCCAAGCGGTTCGGCAGCGGCGGCAGGCCAACGCGACGCAGCACGAACGATACGAAGTCGGCGCACCACGGCCCGACAGTCCCGGTCGGATTGGCCTGCCCGAGCCAGCGCGTCGCCTCGTCGACCACGCGCGACGCGCCGCCCCACGCCTGCCCGGCCGCAATCGCCGGCGCGCCGTCCTGCCATCCCGGCGCATAGACGTCCTGCGGCGTGAGGCCGCCGCGCCCACCGGCCTCGGCAGCGCCGGATAGGCAAAGACACGTCACGACGGCGAACACCGCCAGCGAGCCCCACAGCGGCTTTATCGGCAGTCGGGGAAATCCGATCATGGTCGTCTCCTGGAGAAGCATTCAGGCGGCGGCCGAGAACGCCGGGCGCGCCAACGCGCCCCGCGGAGGAAGCGGGTCGGGCATGACGATCCTTTCGATCTGGACTAAGATCAGGCGTTCAAACCCGCGAGGACGCTCATGGGCCGTCTCAGGAGTTTCATCACCGCGCTGCGGAAGGCGCTCACGCGGCGGCGGCGCGAACGCGTCCCGCTTCTGCCGTGGTCGGAAGACGCCGAAACGCGCGCGGTGCAGCGCGACGAGATCGACGGCTGGTTCTGAGTCAGTCGATCACGATCGCCGCGGCGGCGGCGATCAGCGCCGTGACTTGCGCGGCGGTCAGCGGCGACGGGACGGCTGCGGCGAGCGCCAGCAGTGCTTTCGAGTCGGCGGGGATTTGGTTGGCCCCGACGGCGAAGAACGCCGTCAGAGCGGCATTGTTCTGCGCCTGCACGGCGGCCTGCACTTGCGCCCAGGTCGGCGGCGCGAAGCCGAGCGCGGCGGGCGGATCGTTGCACACGACCTCGAGCTGCCACAGCAGCGCGGTCGGGACCGGCGCGGAGGCAAGCGGCGCCGGACTCGGCGTATTCCCGACGGCAAGCCAAGCCTGTATATCAGCGCTGCTGACGAGACGGCTCTCCATCGACCCGTCGGCGTTCACGCGCACGACGGCAGTGTTCGAGTCGTCCGTATATTGCCAGCCGCTCATAGTTCGGCTCCGGTGAAATAGAATGACGTCGGCGTCATATCCAATTGGAAGAGGTATCCCGCCGTGAAGCTCGCGGTGGCGGTTGCGACGTAGATTCTCGCCGCGGACACGCTCACGCTGCCATTGATCGACAGTGCGCTCAAGGCGACGGGCGCCACGATGCTATCCTCGGTCGCCCAGATATTGGCGACCGTTCCGACAATAACGCCGGTGACGGGAACCCGAGTTGGGATCGAAAAAAATACCGTAAAGTAACCGTGCGACGAGTCCCCAAACTCTCCAAGGCCGGGAAGCCGCCCGCTCGTAAACGCCGGCAAGTATCGTTGGGACTGCGCCAGCTCGACGCCGATCGGCCGCAGCTCCGGCGGCGGAACGGCTGCGGCGATCGCGTTGTTCGTCATGCCGGGCGTGGGGCGGAAGTCCGGCGCGGCGACCATGCATTTGACGGACGACGAGGCGAAAGCGGCGTTGCAATCGATGTCCACCTCGACGCCGTTGGCCGCATTGGCGTTCGGCGTCCAGGTGTAGGTCTCCAGGCACCACGTCGCGGTCGCGCAGGCCGTCAAGCTCGTCGCGCCCAGATCCGCGGTCGCGCCGGAATTGTTGGCGCAGTCGAACTTGTTGGTCCCACCATTCCATGTGTCCGCCGCCGTCGCGACGCACTCGACGATCTTCGGCGTGACCGTCGATCCGGTGTTCTGGTAGTACCAGAATTGCAGCGTCGAAACGACGCCCGCCACCGGCGACGCCATGAAGCTTTCAACGCGCTGGCCGATCTTGATGTCCGTGTTCGACGCGACGCCGTCGCACTCCAGCGCGTATTTGACGCCGACGCCGCTCGGGACGGTCGTCGATTGCTTGCAGGTCGCCGCGGCGCCGAAGCTGTAGCCAATCCAGCCATCGAGCGTGTAGCTCGGCGCACTGGCGATCGTCGTCGTCGTCGCCAGTCCCGACGCTCCGCGCTGCGCGACTTCCATCTTCGTGTTGCGGAAGACGTTGAGGAAGCCGCCGGGCATGTGCTGCGAAAGGAAGGACAGCGAAAGCGGCGACGGAGGCGGATTGGAAACGCCGTCGGCCGCCGCGCCGACGGGCGCCGCAGCGAGCGAGATGGCGATGAGAACGCCGGCGAGGATCTTGCGGAACATTGTTGCCCCTCGCGGTCAGGCGTTGACGCCGACGATACGGATCGCCGCCGGCGCGACGATCGCGGTCGGCGGCGCGGCGGCGTTGATCTCGGCCACCGTCGCCGCGATCGCCGTCTCGAAGGCGGTCAACGCCGCCGCCAGCGCGGCGGGCGTCGTCGCGGCGTCCACCGCATCGTCGAGCGTCGCCAGCGCGGCCGAGAGATCGAGGTCCGCGCCCTGCATCGCCACGACCAGCGTCGCGAATGCGCTCGCCGGCAGACCGTAGACGGCCGCCAGCGCAGCGAACTTGGCCGCCAGCGGCGCGATCGTCGGCGCTGCGCCGCCATTGCCGTTGACCATCGAGGCCGCGTTTTGGAACGCCGACTGATGCGTGGCGTCGGGATAGATCTGCGCGACGACGCTCGCGCAAGCGCCGCTCGCCGCGGCGCTCAGCGCCGTCTTGAGTTGCGCCAGCGGCGGCGCCGGCGGCGGCCCGAAGGCGCCGTTGGCGTAGCTCATGCCGACTGCGACGGCTTGATCGGTCGGCGCCGAGACCAGCGTCGCCGCGACGGCGGCGGAGAAGATCGCCGTGAGCTTTGCACCGTCCGGCAATGCAATCATTTCGGCGACGACGCCGTCGGCGATGCGCGCGTAATTGGTCATCTCACCACTCCAAGAGAACGGCGCCGTCAGCGCCCGAGCCGCCCGCCCCGGCCACGAGGTAGCAAGAGCCGCCGCCGGAGCCCGGCGCGACGGCGTTCTGCAGCGCTGGCGACGAAGGGCCGTAAGCCGCCCGGCCGCCGCCGCCGAGCAGCGACGCGCCGCCGAGGCCGCTGAAGATGTTCACTCCGGCCATGCAGTCCGAGCCCATGCCGCCCGACAGGTTGAGCGCTCCGCCGGAGCCGACGCCCGGGCCCCCGCCGCCGCCGTTGGCGCCGGTGTTGTTGCCGGAGAAGCCGCCGGTGGCCGACAGGCCGAGAGCCGACGAAACGCCCCCGTTGCCGCCGCTGTTGTTGCCTGAGGCGCCGCCAAGTCCGCCCTTGCCGACGATGATTGCGTAGGCCTGGCCAGGGATGACCGCGACCCGGCCGATCGCCGCGCCGCCGGCACCGCCGCATCCGCCGGCCGTTCCCGACGCGCAACCGGCGCCGCCGCCGCCGGCGCCGACCACCGTCGCCTTGACGCTGTTGACCCCGGCAGGACAGGTCCACGTATAGGTTCCGTTGGCGTCCCAGAACGCGAGCGCCTTAGGCGCAGCGAGGACCGAGCCCAACCGCAGTTTCTGATTCGGATCGACGACCAGCTTGAACATGCCGTCGCCGGCCATGTCGCCGACCTGAATCGCCGAGCCGTCGGAGCGCAGGATCGTCGTCGCGCCGAGCCCGCTGATATTGGCGGTCGGCGTCGTCGTCGCGTTCGGGTTTGCGCCCTTGACGACCCAGATCGTTGCGCCGGGCTTGTACTCGAGCCACGCCGGCGTCGGATTGAGCACGAGCGCGTCGGCCGAGCCGGCGTCGATCGCGAAGCTGAACTGACCGCGCTGGATCATCTGCTGCACCCCGCGCAGCAGCATGCCGTCGGTGTGATCCTCGCTGACCACCGGCGCGCCGGCGATCAGATTGCCGTTGCCGCGCAGCAGCGCGCGCAGGTTGGCGATGATTTCGTTGAGTTCTTCGGCGGTGATCGGCGTGCCGCCGGCGCCGTCGACGCAATCCTGCAGGAACGTGTCGGCCGCGCCGAAGGTGCGCGTGTCGGAGGGCCGCGTCGTCACCGAATTGGCGACGCTCGAGCTCGGTCCAAACGGGTCGGACATTCAGTTCTCCTTCACGGCGTCGTCTGATAAACGATCACGCAATGCGCGCGCACGATGCGCGCCAACAAGCATTGCAGCGGCGAAATGTCGGGCGCGCATGCGAGCGGCATGCCGGCCTGCATCAGCCCGGCGAGCGGCGGCGTCTGATAGGCCGCGCCGTAGGCCGGGCTGCCCGACAGCGAGACGACGATCAGCAGCGTCGCCGCCGGCGGCGCGGCACCCGCGACGGCGAGGCCGGCGAGCGCTGTTCCGGCGAGCGCGCCGCAAGCCGAGCCGTCGCGCGAGCAAGCAATCGCCCAGCCCGCCCGCGCCGCTACCGCCGCGTAATAGGCGCACTGGTTGCCGCCGAGCGCCGCGACCTTCGCGCACAGATCCGGGTAAGGGTCGCAGCCGTCGGGCAGTCCGTATTCCGCCATCCACAGATCGCGTGTCTCGTCGCAGCTGGCGCAGAAGAATTCCTTCTTCAGCGCGCACAGCCGTTGGTTGACCCACGCCCAAACGGCGGCGAGCGCGTTGAAGAACTTCCAGCGCGGTGAGTCCGCTTGCAGATCGCCGCCTTCGTGCGTGCGCCACGCCCGGCCGCGCGGCAGCAGGGCGATCAATTGCGGCACGATCTGCTCTTGCGTCGGGCAGATGTCGAAGGCGTCGGAGCCGTTGGCGCAGGACATAGGTCTCACCGTGGAAAGCGAGTGGCGAATGGAGAAAGGCGATTCCACTCGCCACTCGCTATTCGCCCCTCCCCGGCGCGCAGCGCCGTTCGCGTCACGCGAACGTCAGCGCCCCCAGCGTCGGCACGCCGCCGGTCGCGATCGCCACGTCAGCGGTCGGCGCGATTATCACCGCGCGCTGGTCGCCGGCGGAATTGGCGACCGCCTGCGCCGCCCACAGCGCGGCGAACGACGTCGGCACGGCGAGGAACGGCATGGCGGTCAGCATGCCCGCCGTCGCCGCATCGGCGCCGGCGACGCGGCCGAGGCGCTGGAACGTATCGAGCAGCTCGGCCCGAACGGCGTTCTGCTGCGCCGTCGTGTTCGGCGTCAGCCCTTGCACTGTGACGGCGATCGGCTGCGCCGTCGGCGCGACGACCGTCACCTGGGCGTCGCCCGGCGCATATTGCGCGATCAGATTGGCGACTGTCGCGATATGGCCGGCGTCGGCGATCCCGCCGGAAAACAGCGCGTCGAACATCGGAAAGACGCGGATCGTTCCCGCGCCGTTATAGAGCCGCTCGACAAAGGTGCGCGTGACGCCGGGAACCATGCCGGCCCACGAAACGTAGTCGGCCGGCGCGCCGCCTTGGAACGGGTTGCGCTTGCGAAACAGGATGCGGCCGCGATAGGTCGACAGGTCGGACGTGTAGGGCGCGCCGTCTGCTTCGACGTCGAGGCCGTTGGTCAAGCCGTTGGCGTCGACCGCCGCCGTCGCGGCCGCCGCGCCGGAGCCCGACGCGCCGGAGACGATGGTCAGCGCCGTTCCGGCCTGCGTGTTGCCCGCCGCCGCCGCGTTCACGGCGACCACGGCGACATTGAACGTCCCGGCCGCGCCGATCGACCCGCCGGTCGAGGCGGTGAACGCCGTCCCGTCGAGCCGCTGCAATTGCGCTCCGGCGGCGATCGCCATCGCGTCGGGCGCGGTGACCACGACGTTGCCGCTCGCCGCGCTGGCGAGCTTGCGCGCCAAACCGATCTCCGCGCCGTGGTCGTCGAGATCGGACCCGACCGCCGTCAGGGCGAATTTGGCTCGCTGGACGTCGTCCATGCGGTTGAACAGCTCCCATGCCGAACCGCCGATGACCTTGGCGCTCGGGCCGATGTTGTTCGGCCACAGCCAGGCGTCGGTGCCTGGCAGATAGGCGCGGAACGCCTGCCGCGTCTTCTCGACGCACGCGGCGAGCGACGGGATCGAAAAGGTCATCGCGGCGCTCCGCCGCTCAACGGGTGTAGGTGCAGAGAAAGCGATGCCCGGTCGTCGCTGCGTTGACCGAAACGGCCGCCTGGATCACCGTGCCCGCCAGGGTCAGCGTCGCGGAGCCGCCCGGCGCGAGATCGAAATAGTCGCCGGCGCCGGTGGTCGTCGCCGCGCCGGTCACGGAGCCGAACAGATCCTCGGTCGCCGCCACCGGGTTCTCGATCAGCAGACTCTTGCGCGAAGAATCCGCCGCCGCGGCGGTCTGCGCCGCGCCGCCGGTCGTGATCGTTCCGCCGCAGTCGGTCGGCGCGACCGCCAGCGGCGCAATCGTGCCGCCGGTCGCCTGCATCGGCGAACCCAGCGCCGTCAGGATCGAGGTCAATCGCTGCGCCAGCCGCTGCATCTGCGCGTTGAGCGCGCACGAGGCGGTGTCGGTGGCGCAGGCGGCCGCGCCAGGCGCGCCGAGGTCGGTCTCGAGCTGCGACTCGGTGACTGCGAGGTTCGAAGCGATCAGCGACGTCAGCCGCTGGGCGATGCGCTGCAGCAGCGCGTTGACGTTGCACGAGCCGGAATCGGTCGCGCACGCGGTCGAGCCGGGCGCGCCGAAATCGAGGTAGAGACCCGACAGCCAGCCGCGAATGCCGGCCGCGCCGGCCGGCGGCGTCGCGCCGGTCGCGTCGGTCCCGTCCTGCGCCGCCCCTTGCGGCAGCGGCGGCAGGTCGGTCCCCGAGAACGGCAGACCGGTCGCCGGGTCGACGGCGACGAAGCCGCACACCAGCGACCCGTCCGCCACCGCCCAGCAGTGCTCTTTCTGCGCGACGTGATTGCCGTCGAGGATGTTGAGGTCCTGCACGCTCGGCGTTTGCGCCGCCGCCGGCGCGACCGCCCACACCGTCATTGCGAGGAGCGCAGCGACGAAGCAATCCAGGCCGCGCCCCAATCCTTGGATGGCTTCGCTTCGCTCGCAATGACGGTTGTGGCCGAACAACATGTGTGGCTCCATCAAGGCAGCAGCGGCGCGAGGCCGCTATTGACGGGATTGCTGAAATCGAGGCCGGGCGCGTCGTAGCGCAGCGACCCCGCCGGCGACGTCGGCATGGGGCTGAATTCCCTCGCCCAGATATTGTTGAAGCGGCGGTCGTAGATCTTGCTTCCGTTCCTGCCGTAGAGTTGCACGGCGAGATCGAGCCGGCTCGGCGGGTTGGCGTAGGCTTGCACGGCGACGCGGGCGCAGGCGCCCTGCCTCGCCAGCCCAGCGAGCGCGTCCTGGGCGAAGGTGACCGCCCAGCGCGGCGTCGCGACGGGATCGAGGATCGAGCGTTCGAGCAGCCACAGCAGCGAGCCGAGCGGGTCTTCGCCGAGATCGGTCCGCACGTCGACCGCGTCGCCCCACCAGCCGCCCATGTCGCCGTCGGGCGGCGTCAGCGGGTGGCCGTCCGGGCAGCGGCGATTGGTGAACAACGAGTCGATCACCGCCGTGTCGAGCGGCCGCATCGCCTGCAAGCCGCCGGCGTTGTGCGGCTCGCTCGGCTGCGCGACCGCCCAATCGGCGAACCCGCCCTCGGAATTCCATACGGAATCCCACAACAGCTCCGGCTGCGCCGCGCAGCCTTCGTTGATGCGGACGTTGATGTCCATTACGGCGTCAAAGCCTCGAAACGGGTCGGCATGAACGAAGCGTGCGGCGCGGCGTTGCGGGCGATCAGGTCGGCGGCGCGGGTCGGATCGCCGTACAGCCGATAGGCCCACCACAGGCTCGGCAACGAGATCGCCGCCGACACCGTCATCACCGGCTTGGCGTTGATGATCGCCTGACTGAGATAGGCGACGCAGGCGTCGCGCGTCTTGATCAGCCCGGCCGCCCACGGCGCGTCGACCGCGCCCTGACATTGGTCGATCTCGCGCTCGAACCGTTCGACGCAATCGGCCCGCGCCGTGATCGCGCTTGGCCGGTCGGCATAGGTCGTCAGCACCAAGGCTTGCGCGTAGGCGCCGAGCAGCACGCCGCGCGACAATCGCGCGACGATCTGCAGGTTCTCGGCGTCGACCAGCCGATTGGCCGTCTGGGTCGGCGCCGCCGCGGCGTCGGCCGTCGCGTCGGCCTCGGCGGCGAACACGGCGACCGCGCTCGCCGGCGCCATCGCCTCCGCAATTCCGTTGGCGATGGCGAACAGTCCAGTCGCCACGCTCGGGTCGATCCCGCTCGTCTCGCTGACCAGCGTCGGGATGACGTTGTAGAGCGCGACCAGCGCGTTGCTCAGCCCGGTCACCGCCGCGGTCGGCGCCGACACGGTCGCCGACGACGCCGGCCCGGCGGCGACGGCGGTCTTGAACGCCGCCGCTTTGGCCCCGTCGAGCGTGTTGGCGGCGGCGATCGCCTCGAGCGTCGCGACGAGATCCTGCAACCCCGTCACGACGTCGGCGAGGACCCAATTGGGGTAGGCCATGCCGCTCCTAAGGATTCGGGACGCCGGTGTTGGCGCCGCCCGGCGTCACGCCGCCGTGAACATGCGTCGCGCCGATGTCGAGCGTCTGATGGGTCACCGTCCCGCCGACGATCGCCACGCCGGCGCCAGTGATCGTCAGGCTGACGCCGCCGACGACCAGCTCGATCGTGCTGGCGTGAACGACGCGCAGCTTCGCCTGCACCACGCTCACCGCGTCGCCATAGGCGTCGTAGAGCACCGTGCCGCCCGCCGGCGTGTTGGTCGGCCGCTTGCCCGGATGTTCGAACCCGAGCGCATGCGCCCGGTCGAAGCCGCCGCCGAGCGCCAGGATCAACCCCTCGGCGCCGGCCGGCGGCACGCTCGACAGCCCGAAATGCTGGCTGCGCACCGCCTCGCCGATCGGCTGACCGGCGAGGCCGGTCAGCTTCATCAGTTGTTGCGGCCCGCTGTCGTCGACGCTCTGCAGCGCGGCGCGCAGCAGTTGCGAGCGGATGTTCGGGTCGTAGCTCACTGCGCGTCCGAGTCGTCGAAGCCCCAGTCGGCGCCCGACTTGTTGACCCCGCCGCCCCGCCCGCCGTGGGCGCGCGGATCGACGAGCTCCATGACGCAATACGTGCCTTCCGTCGCCGCGCCGCCCTGCTCGTAGGAGACATGCTCGATCAGCATGTATTGGCAGAGATAGAGCGACGGCGAAACGGTGTAGGCCTTGTTGCCGGGAGTCCACAGCATGCCCTTGGCGTCCCGCCAGCCGCGCACATGCACGTTGGCGCGCACGCCTTCGCCTTGCTCCTTGTCGCGCCGCCGCTTCGCGCGGCGCAGAAGGCGCGCCCGGTCGGTGTGACGGTCATGGTGATGATGCAGCGGCCGATAGCGCGTCACGTTGGCGTTGTTGGCGACGGCGTGAATGGCGATCGCCTGCGCCCCAGAGCCCTTGTAGGCTTGGCCGTGTACGTTGACGACTGAGTGCTGAGCGGAAACGTCGAATGCGCCCCCCGCCTTCCAAATTCCGCCAAGCCCCGCCATACCTTCGACGAGCGCGCTCGCCTGCGCCTGGGCGCTTTCGCCGGCGCGGGTAATCTTGATCGACCCGTCCGCCTGGCCGGCCATCGTCGCGCCCTCTTCCTCGCACAGCGGAGCCAGCGCTTCCCACAACGTCTGGCCAGGGTTCGGTCGCCAGCGGTCGAAACCGTCAGGCGTGAAATCGGCGGCGAAGCCGACGCCGAAGGCGTCCTGATCCTTCGCCACCGCCAGCACGTCGGCGTTGACATAGTCCGGCTTGGTATGGTCGACGCTGCAATCGACGGCGTCCTGGCCTTTGCTGCGCCCCGTGACGATGCAGACGTAGCTCTTGTCCTCGAATTTCGGCTCCCGCCTGTCAATATAACCGGTGAAGACGAGGTCGCCGCTGGCAGTCGCCGAGATCGGCGAGCCGAGCGGAAAGATCGTCGGCGCCAGCGGCGCGCCGAGCACGTCGTCGAAGGTGATCGACAACGTCCGCGCCGCATCCTTGACGCCGGCGCCGATCGCGATCTTCTTGAACGTCGCAACGTCGCCGCCAGCGGCGTGGACGACGACCTGCTCCAGCGCCATCGCTAGAGCCCGATCTGCGCCGTCAGGCTCGCCGCCGCAGCGGCGAGCGCCTCGACGGCGTCGAAGGCGAGTTGGGCGAGGAATTCGGCCGGCTGCAGCGGCGAGGAGACGCCTTCGCGGATGAACTTCGCCTCGAAGCCGAAGCGGCCCATCTTGTCGCGCAGGCGATCGCGCTTGAGTCTTTCGCAGCGGGCCGTAATCGGCCCCTGCGCCGGCATGATCAGGACGCCGGCGTCCGACCCGTCGCCGCAAGCCGCCTCGAGCGCCGCGATTTCGTCATCGGCGGAGTCGCCGATCAGATAGCCGGTGATCTCGATCGTGCGCGCCTTGCGACCCAGATCCTCATTGAACGGCTCGTCCGCGCCGGCAAACTCGCTCGACGAGACGCGCCGACCCGTGTCGGCATGGTCGCGCTCGACCCAGAAGGGGACGCCCTTGTAGGACGCCGGCCACAGCGTCGCCATCCAATCGCGCATCAGTGAGCCCTGTTGTAGCGGCGCGGCGCGGCGTCAGTGTCCATCCGGCCGACGTGCACCGCCAACGCGCCCTCGGCGCTCGCCTGAACGGTGGCGATCGCTTGCAGCAGCTTCTCGGTCGCGTCGACCTGGACCTTGACGTTGACGTCGGCCTTCGAGTTCGGATCGAGCTGCACCTGCACCTTGCCGAACACCGCCTCTTCGGCCGCCCGCGTCGCCGCGGCGATATGGGCGTCGATCGAACTGACGGTGTAGGCCGCGTCGGCGGCGTCCTGGGGACTCCTCACCGCAGCGCTGGCGGCGCGATGGCGGTCGAGATCGTATTGATAGTCCTCCTCGCCGCGCAGTTCGACCGAGCCGCGCCAGCGCGCGGTGCCCTGCGTCGCCTCGGCGCGCACGCGCTCGAGTTCGGCGCGCGCGGCGTCGCGGTCGGCGTAGGCGCGCTGCACCGCCGGGTCGTCGCCCGTTCCAAAAGCGATGTACCCGGTGTCGAGGCTGATTCTCCTGGTCAATTCATCGGCGCGCGACGTCCAGCCGATGACCTTGTTCTTGTAGTCTTCGTCGACCGTCTTGCGCACCGCGACGTCGGCGGCGCGGCCGAAGTCCGGCGTGTCGACGCCCCAAGCCAACCGGTTGAGATGGCTATTGGCTCGGTCGGCCGCCAAGGAGGCGTCGCGTTGCTTTTGCGCTTGCGACTCGCCCAGCCACGTGTTCAAGCGCGCAATCGACTGGGCGGCGTCGGTCATGGCGCTGGCAATTTGCAGCGCTTGGCCGAGCGTCCCGGTCAGCGCCTCGATCGACGCTTTCAGCCCTTGCCACGCCAGGCTCGGGTCTTCGCGCATCGCCCGGTCGGCGGCCGCCAGGCCCGGCGCGTTGCCGAGCAACGCCAGATCCTTGTCGATGCGCGACTGCTGCGTCGCCAGCAGCGAGACCATCTGGCCCGCCATCTGGTTTTGAAAGAGGGTCGAGACCTCTTTCATCACGTCGGCGCGGTCTTTGATCCCGAGCTTGTCGAGCGCCGGCACGAGATAGTCGCGCACCCAGGCGTTGGGATCTTCCTGCGCCTCGCGCCAGCCCTTGACGCTGTGGCCGGCGAGAATCTGCTTGTTGCCGCTCCTCAGGCTCTTGACGTCGCCCGCCCCGAGCAGCCCGAGGCGATAGAATTCGTCGACCGCCTTAGTCTTCAGCACGCCGCCGACGATCGCGGCGTTGAAGGCGCTGACCGCGCGGCCATAGGACGAGCCGCCGAGTTCCTGCGCCAGCGTCGGCGCGGTGCCGAGGATGAACTTCTCCGACAAGCCAGACGTCGCCTGGCGGCCGTACTTGAACATCTCGTAATACTGGTAGGGTTTCAGCGTGTCGCCGAAGACGTTGATGCCCTTGGCGATGCCTTCCATGTACTCGCGGAACTGCTTCGGGTTCTGCGTCACCCCTTTGATTTCGAGGCCCTTGATGAGCTGGTCGAAGTCCTCGCTGACGTCCTCGCCCGGTCGCGCCAGCTGCGCCAGCACGCGCAGCTTGGTCAGCGGCTCGGCGATCTCGGCGGCTTCCTTGTAATTGCCGACGATCGAGCGCGCGTTGCGCAGCATATGCAGCATTTCGGTCTGATCGACCGCGGGAAATTCTTGCGTCAGCTTGGCGGCGGCGGCCGTCGCCTCGGCGATCTCTTCCGGACGCATGCCGGCGACGGCCATGCGAACCATTTCGTGCTGCCGCGCGCCGACCGCCTTGACCGCCGCGTGCACGGCGATCGCGCCGCCGCCGATCAAAGCGTAGTTCGCCGCCATGCTCGCGGCGGAGGCGACCGCGCCGAGGCCGAAACCGGCGTTGCGCGCCGCCTGCGCCGCCGACGAAGCGCTGGCGACCGCGCCGCCCGTCGCGCCGACGGCGCGCGAAACCCCGGCGACCGCCTTGCCCAAACGATTGACGCGCGCCTCGGCGGAGGCGAACGCCGGGCCCGACTCGTCGACGCCTTTGATGACAAGTCGCGATTCCAGAACGGTCATGATGTGCGCTTCCTACGCCGCTCGGCCCAAGCCATCGCCCGCTCGAATTGGCGCTCGAGTTCGTCGAAGGTCCAAGCGTCGACGACGTCGAGGCTGGCGACCTTCAGGTCGAAGACGAGGAAGTCTGCTTTCTCTTGAAGAGCGCTTCCCGAGCGTCCGAAAAAAAATCGAACAGCGCGTCGCGCAGTGCGATCCCGTCTTCAAGATTGACCTTGGTCAGCAGCCCCGCAGCGCCGCCGTCAACCGGGTTGGTGCCGTCGATCGACAGCAGTTCGTCGAAATAGACCGGGATCACGTCGTCCCGATCGACGAAGTAGCGCGCCCCGGTCTGCGGATGCGCCACCAGCATGCGCGGTTCGCCGAGCCGCGTCAGGTGGCCCGCTCCCGGCGCGCGCAGAAACAGCGCGGTGACGCGCTGACCAAACCACTCGACCGGCTCGGTGAGCGGGATGCGCTGACTCGCCATCTGAAAACTCCTCGTTCCCCGCCCGCGCCCGGCTTTGCAAACGGCCACACGCGGTGGTAAAATTACCGTGCCTGATTGGGAAAAGGCGCGATCAATGACGCTTCGTCCATGCCGTCAATGCGGGGAGCCGCTCGCGACTTCGGCCCGCGCATGTCCTCATTGCGGCGCGCGGTGCCAGCGCTTGCCGACCAGCGCTGCGGCTTTCGCCATCCTGATCGCGATCATCGCCATTTACGTCCTCGCGCCGCGCGGCGCGGCGCCCTGAGCGGGTCGCGACGCCCTTACGTGTTCGTCTGCTGATAGCCGCCGACCGCGCATTGCCCGGTGATGTCGGAGACGAGCCCCTTGAGCCGGTCGATCTTCGGACGTCCGAGGAATTTGGAGCCGGTGAAGGTGTGCAGGATGCCGTTCGAATCCTCGATCAGCGAGCAATTGTACGGGCCGCCCTTCATGATCGAATCCCACGGCAGCGACGTCGCCTTGACCCCGTCGACCGAGTCGACGAATTCGAGGTCGAACTTCGGCCCCATCGGCTGGTAGTAACGATCGAACGAACCGTCCTGGTTGTCCTCGGCGTCGAACTTGCCGTTGGTCGGCTCGATCGTGACGCGCGCGCGGATCTTCATCGGCGTCGCGTCGAAGGTGAAGCGCATGATTCCGCCGAAATCGGCCATGGGAGAGCTCCTGTGTGGGAAGGGGGCGAATGGCGAGCGGCGAATAGCGACGGAAGTTCGCCGCTGCGCCCCTGCCCCACTCGCTATTCGCTATGCGCCATTCGCCGGCCGCGCGGCGGCCGCCTACGCCGCTTGCGGGAACTTCTGATAGACCACCGCATTGGCGGCGAGGACGTCGAGCGGGTTGACGCGCTCGAGCGGACAGAAGGCGTCAACGCGGCGTTTATTGTCAGCATTCTGCTTGACGCTGAGCAGTTTGGCGTAGGTTTCCTTGTCGGCGTACACGCCCCGGTCGCACAGCTGCGAATAGAGCGAGATGAAGCCGCCCTTGATGTCGGCCGGCGTCACGATCGCGCCGAGATTGCCGGGGTTGGAGGGCGCGATCGCCTTCTGGCCGAATTGCGTGGCGAGGCCGGCGCGGATGAAGCTCAGGCCGCCCGAAACCTGATACACGGCCTGGATGTCTTGGAACACCGCGTCGGGCTGCCCGGACGAGCCGGTGCGATAGGTGGTGACGATCTTGTCGACTTGCACCGAGCCGTCGGCGCCGACCTTCCACGTCGAGATCCCCGACGAGACCAGGGTGTTGCGACCGGAGTAGTTCGGCCACACCGAGCGGTCGCGCGGCGGTTTGAGGCCTTGCACGACCAGCCCGGTCTGGTTGCGCGACACGTTGCCGGTGGTGCAATCCATCAGCCACGGCGAGACGCGGGCGGCGAAGCCGGCGGCCCACAGATAGGAGCTGTGAGGCGTGCCGGCGGCGCCGGGCGCGATGCAGCCGATGACCGTCGTATGGCGATCGTTCAGCGTCAGGCCGAGCGTCGTCAGCGCCGAGAACGCGCCGACGTCGGCGCACCAGACATGGCCGTAGGCCTGGCGGCTCCACGCCCAACGGCCCGAAACGTCCGAGCCCCAGGCCGTATACGAGCCGAGCGAAGTCGTGTCCGACCACGGGCAGACGACGAAATCGGCCGGATCGTCGCCGAGCGCGGCGAGCGCCGCCGCGACGCCGGTCGGCGTGCCGGCGCCGGGCGTCGTCTGGGTCAGCGTCCACACGCCGGTCGCAGCGAAGATGTTGCCCTGGATCAGCGGGTCGACATAGACGTCGGTCTCGTTGAAGATCGCGCCCTTGTTGCGCGCCGTGATGGTGACGACCGCCAGCGCCGACGTCGCCGTGACCGGCAGCATCGCCCCGGTCAACGGATTCCAGTAGGCGTTGATCGCGGCGGCGACCGCGGCGGCGACCGTGGTCGGCGTGTCGGTTGCGCTGATCCCGATCTGGATCTTCTCGCCGCAGAGTTCGAATACGCCGACGCCGGCGCCGCTCGGCAGCGCGCCGATCGTCAGCGACCATACGGCGGCGGTCAGAGAGGCGTCGTCGATCGCCATGATCCAGAACGGCGTCGCCGGCGCGTTCTGCGCCGCGATGCGATACATCTCGCGCAGGTGCGAGCCCGCCCCGGCATAGGCGTCGACCTGGTTCTGGCTGGCGACCGGAATCGCCTGATTGAGCGCCATCGACCCGGCCGCCGTCTTGTGGCCGATGATGATGAAGCGGTCGATCGCCTCATACTGGCCGCCGGAATTGACCTCGAAGGTGAAGATCGGCCCGACCAGGTTGGAGGGGATGTTGTTGAACGAGATGGGCGAGTCGGACATGGCGGGGACTCCGGAGTGGAGAGGCGAATGGCGAGTGGCGAATGGCGAGCGGGAGCGGCGCTACTCGCTATTCGCCATTGGCGCGGCGGTCTTCGCCGACGCAATTTCCTTTGGCGCTTGAACGATCGACCCGCCCGCGATCAGCATGACGTTGTGGCCGTTCCACAGATCGACCAGTTCATGGCCGGGATCTTCGGTATTGGCGCCGAACAGACGTCCGCTCCACGGCAGCTTGTGCGTCGGGTCGGCCAGGCGGCAGCGGACGTAGCGGGCGGGATTGAGGGGCATGGGAGTCTCCTGAGAGGGCGAATGGCGGGTGGTGAATGGCGAGTGGCGAATGGCGGCCGGAAGGCGCAGCGATTCGCCACTCGCCGCTTCGCGGGCGGCGAAGCCGCCTACCCCGCCAGCCCCGCGTCGCCGACGACGTCGGAATCCGAGCCGTCGGCTTGCGTCGGCGCGACACCGCGATCGACGGTCGAAAGAATGCGGATGTCGGTCAGCGGCGTCAGCGGCGCTGGCTGGGCGATCATCGTCGCGATTTGCGCGCACAGCAGGCCGCCAGACGACGCTGGATCGAGCGCCTGCGCGACGCCCTGCAACGGCTGCGGCAGCAGCGCCAGACCGCTCGCCGGCGGGATCGAAGGTTGCAACGGCCACGCCGTTTCCGGAACGCGCAGCCGGAACTTGACCGTCCGCGCCGCGATGCGCGCCGCTTGGCCGGCGTCGCGCTGCGGCACGGAATGGACGTGGTGCAGTTCGCGCGCCACCCGGCGATAGATGTCGGCGGTCGGCGCGTAATTCGTCGGATCGAGGACGTAGCGCACCTGCGCCTCGAGCACGTCGAGGATCGCCTCGTGCTGGCGGTCGCTCAGCGGCGCGGCCAGCGTGCCGACCGTCGCCGTCGTCCCGTCCGGCTGTTCGACGTTGAGCGAGCCGGTCGCGGCGATCATCAGCTCGACGACCAGTTCGGCGATTTCCTTGTCGGCCGGATATTCGCCCTCGACCGGCGACGTCTCCTGCTCCTCGGTGTAGAGGATGACCAGCGGCTGGTTTTCGATTTGCTTGAGAAAGGCGTTCCAATCGTCTTCGGCGGCGACGGGATCGACCCGCGAGTCGAACACATTGGCGCCGGCCAACGTCGGCCACGGCCCTTGCGGCGTCGCGCTCACCGCGGCGAAAGGACACAGCGCTTCATAGGCGGCGAGGCGCAGCGCGAGGCGGGAAAGGGACATGGACGCTCCTTCGGAGCGGTGAAAGGTGAGTGGCGAATGGCGAACAGGGAAGACCTCTTCCACTCGCTATTCGCCGGCCGCTGCGCGGCCCTACCCGATCTTGTTGACCTTCAGCCGCACCAGACCGTTCGCCGTTACGAACAGCGATGCGACGCGAAACCATGCGCCGTCTTTGACCCGCTGCAGATGGTCGGCTTCGCCGATGACGAACGGCATTTGCAGCTCTTCGCTCAGGCGCGCTGTTTCCGCCGGCGAGATCTCGATATGCGGATGCCCGGATTCCACGCCTGGCCTACGCACCTGTCGCACGTCGTAGGAATTCGGCTCGATCGGCTTCGCTTCGGGGTCGACATAGACGGCGCACAGGGTGACGCGAGAGCGGCTCGGGTCGGCGACGTCCGGCGCCGCCCGCTCCTTCGCAGGCATGAACGGCGCAAAGACGAACGCGCCCGCAAACGCCTTGTCGACAGCGCGAAAAGCGGTGTGCGCCGCGACGTCGAACCGCGCCATCGCTCAGGCCGACTTCTTCTCGAAAGCGGCTTTCTCGGCGGCGAGCCGCTCGCGCAACGCGCGGACGGCGTTCTTACGCTCGTATTCGGCGAGCTGCAGATCCTCGTCAATCGGCGGCGAAACCTGGGCCGCCTGCCCCGGCGCAAGCAGACGCTCTTTCAAAGTGACTCGGCGCGCCTTGGCGTGAGCCTCACCAGCCAGTGTGACACCTGGCTGCTTGAGCAGACGCGCGGCGAGCTTGTCGTCGTCGAGCATCAACACCTCGCCGGCGTCGACCGCCGCCGCCTTGCCGGGCCCAAGACCGATCGTTCGGCCATGGGCGAAAAAAAGTTCCTTCGACATCGCTTATCTCATGTTTGCGGCCAGCGCCCCAAGGCGCCGGCGCAGGTTGCGTCAGGGCTCGCTGCGTCAGGACTCGGCGATTACTCGCCGAGCACGTTGACCGACAACGACGCCTCGGGCCAGCCGACGACCGGCAGCGGCGCCGATTCCGTCATCAGATAGGTGACGCTCGGGTCCTTCTCGCGCCACATCTTGGGGAAGCGCGGCAATGGCCGGAAGCCGGCCTCGGCGTCGCGGATCGCGCCATAGGTGCGCGTGCCCTGCACGCCGTTCGGAGAACCCATCAGCACCGTTCCGGGCGGCAGCATCTGCTGCACCACGCCGGTCGGATCGACGTAGAGCTGCTGGTAGACGAACACCTCAAACTCGCCGATCCGGCCGAGATACTTGACCTCCTCGCCGTTGGCGCCCGCCAGAACGCCGGCGAGCTGGATATTGCCGATGCGGAATTCGCCGTTGATCGGGAAGTTGATCCCCTTGAGGATCTCCTTGACCTCCGGGTCCTTGACGAACAGTTCCTGCGCCGCCGGATCCATGATCACGATGTTGGCGTTGAAACCAGAGTCGGCCATCGTCAGCGTATTCCAGGCCCGCAGGTTGGACAGCGGCGACACACCGCTCTGACCCCAACAATTAGCGCCGGTGAGCTGGATGGTGTGGGTCGCCGGGCGGCCGAAGTCGACCAGCATCGGCGGAAAATCCTCGCCTTCGACGGTGACGGCGCCGCTGACGAGAATCTGCGCCGCCATCCATTCCTCGCGGCGGCGGATCTCCAGATCTTCCGTCGCCAGCAACTCGGCGATGACGCGGTTGTAGCGCTCTTCCGGCGACAGCGCGCCCAGCAGTCGCTCGCCCGGCATGCGCTTGAGCGGCCGATGCGGATCGACGACGTATTTCGGCTTCACATACGCCGGTTCGAAGTCCTTGGTGGTGAAGCCTTGCTGACGCAGCGGCTTGCCGGCGACCAGCGGCGAGACAAATGGCGCCAACCGGCGGGCGCGATCGACCTTGTCGAACGCCACCTTTTCGGTTTCGAACACCTGCTCCGACGGAAAGAACATGTTGAGCAGGAAGGGGTTGACGGTTTCGACGACGCCATAAGCGCCGAGCAGAAATTCGGTTCCATAGACCGGGAGGGTCACGGCTGTCTCCATTGTCGCTCGCCCTTGCGCGCCGAGGCGGCCGAAGGGAAATTGAGGGTTCCCCCCTCCCCTTGCGGGAGGGGGGTCGTGGGTGAGAAAGAGCCTTTGCTCTGCGCGATTACGCGGCCGCCCCGACGCTGCGGACGAACAAGCTGCGACCGCTGGCGGCGAAGGCCTGCGACAGCGTCTCCATGGTCCAGCTCGGATCGACGGTCATCTTTTCGAAGGCGAATTCGCCGGTGAAATAGGCGTCGGCGGTCACCGGGCCGGCTGAGGTGTCGACCCATTCGGCGAGCACGCAATCGGGCGTCTGCGAGCCGTCGGTCGCGCTGCGCACGCTCGGGACGTGCAGATTGAGTGCCGACACCGTGACGGCGAACGAGTCGCCCTGGGCGAACGCCGTCGCGCCGGCCGCGACGGTGAAGCCGATCTGGTTGGCGAACGCCGTCCCGACCACGCCTTCGCCGACCGGATCGCCGAACGGATCGCTGACCATGAACTGCGTCGCCGAGACGAACGCGAGCTTGTAGACGCCGGCCTGCGCGTAGGCTAGCGCCGCCGGCGAAGCGAGCGCCAGCGTCCCGTTGCCGACGTTCGATCCCCCAGCCGCCGCCGCGACGCTGAACGCGTTCGCCTGCGCCTGCGCCACTGTCACGTCGAACTCGTCGCCAGCGACGAAGGCCGTTGCGCCCGCTGTGGTGGTGAACTTGATCTGGGTCGCAAACGCGGCGCCATTGGCGCCGACGCCGATCTCGTCGCCCTTCGGGTCGTAGACCTGGAATGCAGTCGCCGACGAGAAAACGACGCGGTAGACGCCGGCGATGACGTTGGCCAGCGTCGCCGGCGAACCGAGCGCCAGCGTCCCATTGCCGGTGTTGCCCGCTTTCGCCGCGCCGGCGGCCGAGAACGCGCCGGCGTTGGTCTGCGCGCCGAGCAGCACGCCCGGTTCGAGCGGCGAGCCCGCTGCATTGAGTCCGGCGGGAAGGTTGATCTTGCGGTGCGCTAAAGGAAAGTCGCCGGCGATAAGCGACGTGGGATCGAAATGCGGATAGACGGCCATGCTAGGCCTCCTTCGGCCGCCGCGCCGGCGGCCCTGGCTTGAGGACGAGGGTTGAATAGCCCGCGGTCGTTAGCGACCTCGAGCAACGGATGCGATTGCGACGCGACCGCGCTGTTTCGCGCGCGGCTCAGTCGCGCGGCGGCGTCTTGCCGAGCGCCTGGGCGAAGGCGCGCGCGCCTTTTTCGGTTTCACTCATTCCTTCGACGCCAGATCCGGCCGGGTCGGGCGCGATCGCCGGCCGCGGCACGATGGCGTCGAGCCGCGACGCCGGGCGCGCCGCTGACGGCGCTTCCTTCGCCGTCTTGGCCAGCGCCTTGACCGCCTGCTCGGCGGTCAGGTCGGTTTCCAACGCGAACACCAGCGCCGCGCCGAGCCGGCCTTCCGCCGCCTCGCTGCGCAGGATTGCGCCGATGCGGGCCCGCTCCGCCGCCGCGCCCGTTTGACGCGACGCTTTGCTCTTCTCGCCGTCACCGTCCTCAGCTTTGGCGTCAACCTTGTCGAGCAGCCGGCCCGCGGCCTCATAGACATCGTCGGCGTTCTCCTGCGCCGCGCGCTGGCGGATCGCCACCAGGGCGCTGCGATAGACCTTGCCGTCCTTGCCGTGCGGATAATGCCAGCGCGCCTTCGTCTCCTTATCCTTCTCGGCGTCCTCGCCGAGATGGAACTCGGAATAGCCGCTCCAGTCATCGCCGGCGGGGCCGAGCAGCTTGTCGCCGTCCTCGGCCGAAAACGACCACGGCGAGCTGCGGTCGACCTTGCCCGCTTCGATCAGCGAGTCGGCGCGCCGCTCGCCTGCCTTATGCAGTTTCACGGCCATCTTGCCGCTCCTCTTGCTTCCGAGCCTGGTGGTTTGACGCTGGACCGCGGCGCGGCTCGCCGCCGCCTCGGCCGCCTGCCGGCGAAGGCCGGCGAGAACTCCGTCGAAGTCGCCGAGCGCGTCGGCCAGTTTGGCTTCTACCGCGGCCTTGCCGACGTAGATCGCCGCCTCGGTCCTGCGCGCCCCGTCCGCGCCGAGCCCCGGCCGATGGCGGCCGACTGCGTCGACGAACAGGTCGTAATATTCGCCGATCCACGCACTGATGCGCTTGCGCGCCCCGTCGTCGAGCGGCTCGTATTCGTTGCCATCGATCTTGTAGGCGCCGGCGTGCAGCAGCGTCGGCTTCACCCCGCGCTGCGCGTAGGCCTCGGACAGATCCATGTGCAGCCAAACGACGCCGATTGAGCCGATGGTCGCCGACGGTGCGACAACCAGCTCGCTCGACCCCGAGGCGAGGGCGTAGGCGGCCGAGCAGCCCATGCCGTCGACATACGCCGTCACAGGCTTTTTCGCCGCCGCCGCGCGAATCGCTGTCGCCGCTTCGAAACACCCCGTCGCCTCGCCGCCCGGCGAGTCGATGTCGAGCGCGATAGCGCTGACCTGCGGATCGTCGCAGGCCTGCTGCAACGCAGCACGGATCGTCGCGTAGGACGTCAGCCCCGAGGCCGATTCCAGCCACGAACCGCGGTTGATCAGCTCGCCCCGCACGGCGATCACGGCCACGCCGTCGCAGACCTCGTAGAGCTTGCGCTGCGCGGTGTCGTCGTCCTCGACTTCGACCGTCACCACCGCGCCCGGGGTGCGGCGGAGCGGCCTGTCGACGCCGCTCGCCGCCGGCGCTGGGAACTCGCCAAGGATCCGCGTCGACAGATTGCCCGCCAGCGCCGTCGCCGCGTCAGGCAAAATGAGCAACGGCCGGTTGAACAGCCGCGCCGCGATGCGATCGAGTCGATGGGCCATGAACATCTCCCGCTTCTCCCCATCACCGGGAAGAAGGCGGCGGTGAAGCCGCTGGATGAAGGCTGTGTTGAGGTCGCAGAACGAATCGGCGCAGTTCGCCGGTGTCGTCACGCCGCCATCAGATCGCCCAGCGCCTGCGCATGGGCCGCCATCTCGGCGCCGGTTTTCTCTTCGACCTCTTCGCTGTCCGGCTTCGGACCGCGCGTCGAGCGCGTCGCCATCACCAACGACTCTCGGCTCAAGCCGCGTTCGCTGAGTTCCTTGCGCTCGAGCGCGATCTGGTCGAACACTTCGATGTAGTCTTTGCCGCGCTCCGCGCACTCGTCCTCGTAAGTCGAGGTCAAGTTCTCGATCCGCATCGTGCTCGCTTCGGCTTCCTTCAGCGGGTCGACGACGCCGCGGCCCGGCCCGATCCACCGCGCGGCGAGATAGGCGCCGGGATTGTCCCAAAAATCCGGCGCGCCCACGGGCGCTTCGATGTAGCCGCGGTCGAACGCCTCTTCGATCACCGCGTAATAGATCGGCGCGACCACCTGCTCGGCGAACGCTGCACGCATGCGCGTCAGGCTTCGCCACACCTCATTCAGCGCCGCGCGAGCCGAGGAATAGTTGACCCGCGACCAGTCCATCGTCAGCTGCTCGTAGGAGAGATTCAGCGACGCGGCGATCGAATGCAGGAAGGCGGTCTGGAACGCCGGAAACGCCGTCGTCTGGCGCGGCGAGGCGTTCATCGTCACTTTCGATCCCGGCGCCAGGACCGGAATGCGCACCCCGCCGATCTTGGCCGGGAACTTCTCGTACCAGCGCAGTAGATAGCTCATCCACGATCGGCGATCATGGATGTCTCTTTGCGGCGTCAACCGCTCGGCGACCTCGTCGGCCGGCGCCTCGGTCTCGACGAAGGCGGCGAACAGCGCGTTGGCCGTCGCAGCGGCCAGTTCGTTGTCGGCGAACTTGCCGATCATCCTCAGCCGATTGATCAGCGAGGCGAACGGCGTCATCGCCTTGGACATGCCCTCGCGGTCGGGCTCGAAGCCGTGGATGAAGACCGGGCGGCCCCATTCGGTGCGTCGCGGCACATAGGTCCAGGTCCAGGCCCGACCGTAGGCCCACCAGTCGCCGGCGTGGGCGTTGCGAACATGGTAGCCGCGGGGCTCGCCGTCGTCGGTCATCTCGACGCCGCCGCGCATCGTCAGGCGGTCGATCGTCCCGTAAGGATTGGAGACGCGGTCGGGATCGATCGCCAGCACGCAGGTCGCGTAGCGCTGCTCGCCCGGTTTCCATCCGAGCGCTGCCGCCGTCTCGCCAACCGTGAACCACGTCCGCGCGAACAGCCGCAGAAGGCCGTTCATCGACAGCCGCCGCTGCGAGTCGCAGGTGCGGCGCGGATCGTCGCAAAACGCTCGCCATTCCCACTGCAGCGCCCGTTTGAGGACCCGCCGGGTTTCCCCGTCGGTGATCCCGAGCGCCTCGAAATCCGGCCGCGCCGACAGCCTCAGGCCCTCGCCAACCGCCGCGTCCATCAGCCGCTCGACCGCCGAGCGCGCCACTGGATCGTTGCGCACCACGTCGCGGACGCGCGCCACTGCGAGGTCGCGCGCCGGCAGCAGCGCGCCGTCGGCCGAACCGAACGCCGGGTTCCACTCGACCGTGTCCTGCCGGTCATGACTGGCGACCCGGTAGGGTGACTCGAAGACCGACTCCGAGTAGTGCCCACGCGCGTCGTCGACGCTCGCCCGCGGGCCGACCCCGCCACCCGGCCGCCGCCGGAATCGCGCCGGCAGAATGTTTGCCCAGGCGCCCATCAGCCGAAGGTGATCCCGATGGCACCGGTCAGCCGGCGGCGGCCAGCCAGCTCGTCTTCGAGCCGAGCGACATAGCCTTGCAACTTGTCGACATCGGTGTGGCTGTAGCGCACGCGCCGGCCATCCACCTCGACTTCGACCTCCTTCTGCCCGGTCAGCAACAAATGCAGCGCCTCGCGCGCATCATCGAGTCGGGCCGCGGTCGTCATCATCGCGCGGCGACGCCGATCGACAGCGCCCGGTGCGAAACCGCGCCGAAGCGCAATCGGCGCCAACGCGCCGCGCTCATCGGCGCGACGCCAGCCCAAATCACTAAGTCGCGCGTCGCCGCCCGCGCCACAGCGGCGATCGCCGCGCGGCTCGCCCGCCACCGTGCGTCGGCCGAAAGCGTCGACGGCCCGACCGTAACGGTTCCCATAGTTGCAAGATCGTCTGAACTCATCGAAACCGCTCCACGACTAGATTGGCTGGTCGGGTGAAACTCAGCGGGGGAAATTGCCGGCCGTCGCCGACCGTTCCGACCCGCTTCGGTGGGGCGCTCTCCTCTCGCCGCGTTCAATTCGCCCCGTCAGGCGAAAACCAGCACGGCAGGTCCCTCACGTGTCTTTAGCGAGCTACCGAAACAACGCCGCATTCTGTTGGCCGAGCCGTTCGAGCTCGGCCTCGAGCGTATCGCCCGAAGGCGCGGCCTCGGCAGAAGCCTCATTCGTCACTTTCACCGGCCCGCCCGTTAGCGGCGCCGAGGCGGCAGCAGCCTCGACGGCGGCGCGCGGCTTGAACAGCGCCAGCGCATCGTCGGGCGGCATTCCGCGCGCTTTCGCCAGCGCCGCCCATTCGTCGTGGGTCAGCGCGCTCAAACCGAGCTTTTCGGCCAGAGCGAGCGCGTAGACGCGGCAGTCGAGAAAGTGGTTGTCGCGATCCGATGAGATCGGCTTCCACACCTTGCGCGTGCGGCCGCGAAAAGCCTCGTCGACCAGACGTTCGGCGGTGATCTGCTTGAAATAGGCTTCGTCGAGCCATGTCGCGAAATGGCAATAGCCGGGCGGGTCGACCGGCGCGCCCGAGCGCACGCCGATCTTGTGCAAATCGGCGTAGAACGCGCCTTTGAGCGGCCAAGTGCCGACCGGCCACAGTTTCACGCCCTTTTTGACCTTGTGGCCGGCGAGATCGATGTCGACCAGCGACGGCGTGCCGATCGCCGGCTTGCCCCAACCGTCGCGCCCATCGACCGCGAACACCAGGTCCTCGCCGGTGTCGGGATGCACCCGCTGATTTTGCCGCGTCCAGGCGTAGACGATGTGGCTGCGATAGCCGGAATCGACCGCCAGACCGTCGATGCGGCGCTTGCGTCCGAACGCGTCGTTGAATTCGCGCTCGAGCGTCAGCCGCTTGAGCTTGTCGAACGCCTCGCCTTCGACCGATTCGGTCGAGCCGTCGCAATAGAACGCGTCGACCACCCAGCTCTGCCGATCGGGCGCGAAGGCGACGATCTCGCACCAGATGCCGCGCATCTGCACGTCGGCGGCGGCGATCAGGATGAGCCCGTTCGCCGGCACATGGCCGCGCGTCAACCCCTCCTCGCGCCGCTCCATCAGCCGCGCGTGGTCGGGCGCGTCGCCCTTGTAGAGGTACGGCAGGCCGAGCTTGAGAGTGGAGAAGTCCTTCTGCGCGATCGCGCCACCCTTGCGCGCCTTGAGCCAATCCTCGGCGATCGCCTCATAGCTCATCATCAGCGAGATGAACGCATCGATGTGAAAGCCCGGGTGGCGGTCAGGCCCTTCCGCCGTGGCGCGCCAGAAACCGTCGCGGATCATCGCCGGCCGGGCGTCGTCGTCGATCACGCCGCCACAATGCGGACAGACGTAGTAGCTCTTGTGCGGATGCGCCTCGTCGACCTTCAGCGACTTGAACGCGTGGACGAACGCTTCGCCGCAGGCTGGGCACGGGCAATGCCAGAAACGCTGATCCGATCGCTTGAACGAGCGGTCGATGCGGCAATGGCCGGGCGCGTCGCCGGCATCGTCGCCCGAATCGACCTCCGGGGTCGAGATTTCGAGGATCTTCCAGTTGCGGCGGCGGCGGAAGGCGGTGAAGCGACCGAAAAACAGCGTTTCCGGGTCGCCGTAGCCGGGAATGTCCTGCCATTTCGACAATTCGTCCTTCACCCCCTTGCGGGCGGTGATCGACGACAGATCCATCACCGAATTGGCGTTGCGCAGCCACAGGCGGCCGCGCGGAAAGACCTTCTCGTAAGTGGTCGAACCCGACGCCGAGCGCGACGTCTGCGCCTCGATCACTTGGCGCCCGGTTCGCTTCTGCCAGGCGTCGATCAGCGGCTGCAGCTTGCCGGCGTTGAGATCGCGCAGCGCGTCGATGCCCGGCACGGCGTAGAGCGTGTTGGCGGGCTCGCAATCGGCGATGAATAGCGCCCAGCCAAGCGCCAGGATCGAGGCGCCCGATTGTTCCGACTTGCGCACCGTAACGAGATTCGCCGGATAGTCCTCATCGAGGCATTCGGCGATTCCGACAAGATACGGCGCGCCTCTCGCGTTCCATAGCCGTCCCGCCGACGGCCCGTCGACCAGCACCAGGTTCTCTTCGAGCCAGCGCGCGAACGGCACCGCTGGCGGCGGTTCGATCCGCTCCGCCAGCGCCTCGAGCGTCGCTGCGGCGATCAGCGCGTCGCTCATTGCGCGGTGCGGCCCGCGTCCTCTGTCACGCCGGCGCGCAGACGTCGCGCCTCGGCGCGCAACGCGTCGGCGATTTCGCGCCGCATCAGGATCTTCAATCGCTTCAGCGCCACGCCGAGACCGGCGGTCTTGATGATCGGCGCGAGGTCGTCTTCGTGGTCGTCGATCCGCTCGATCGCCTCGATGACCACGGACGCTCCGCGGTCATGTCCCTGCGCCACCGATTCCGTATCGACCAGCTTGCCCCTGACGACGTCGAGATCGATCCGCCGCCGCTCGGTCTCGAGCCAGGTCTTCTGCCGCAGCGCTTCGTCGTAGGTTTCGTTCGTCGACTCGTCAGAGTCGCCGCGCGACCGCGGCGCCTGCGCCTTCGAAGGGTCGTCGTAGCGGCCGCGCAGCGCATCGTACTCGGCGACGTTGAGCCGCGCGACGCGCCCCTGCGCGTCCCGCTCGACCGTCAGCCCATGCTGTTCGACGAAGCGCTTGACGCGAATCGACACGGTCGGCTTCGAGACGCCGTCCCGTTCCGCGACCTGCGCCACGCTCCACATCACGGCGCGCGGCGCGTTAGCGCTGTTAGCGGCCTCTGTTAGCACTGTTAGCCCTGAATTCCCGATCGCCTTACTGGCCAAAACGCAGACTGCCTCGGCCGCGTCTTCGATGGGGGGTGGCGGGGAAGGACCCGTCAAATCAATCTGGCGAGGTGCTTGTCGATCATCGGCGGCACGACGGCCGACGCTTGCGTCAGGAAGGTTTCAGCGACCTTTCCTTTGACCGCTTCCTTCGCCAGGTTCGGTCCGTCGAAGCCGCGGATCGGCAGTCGCTCGCCACCGAGGCGCATGCGCAGGCCGCCGAGGAGCTTCTGTTGAAACGACCGCTTGAAGGTATGAGCGACGCCCCACATCCACACCGTGACGCCGCCGCCGGCCCCGCGCTTGACCTGTTTCTTGAACTCGCTCGGCTTGGTCGTCGGCTTGCCGACGAAGATGATGGTGTAAGTCAGCGAGGCGGGTCGCGTCGGCCCGATTCCGCTCTTCGCCTCGCGTCCAACCCCGTACGCCCGAGCCGTGCGAGAACGGCTGGTCACCGAGTTGAGACGCACCAATCCGGTCTGTTCGCGCATCGCCGCGCGCACCTTCGTGCGAACGAGATCGCCGCCTTCGTTGAGTCCGCGGGCGATGGCGACCTGCACGCGCCCGCTCATCTTGGCCAGCGCCGCCGCCGTCTTGTCGAGATCGGACGTCATGCGCAGCGCAATCCCGCTCATCGCGTCAACCTCCGCCGCGCCGCGGCGAGCAGCGCCTGGCGCGCCGAGGCCGCCAAGCCGACGGGATCGTGGCGTAAGTCGTCGACGAACGACCGGCCAATGAATTGCGCTTGATTGACAGCCCCCGCGACGTCGCCGCGGCGCAACGCGCGCACGCCGGCGACGATCGCGACGCGCCTTTCGGCGCATTGGCACATGACGACCCCCAAATAGGAAAATCGAAAAAGGAGGGTCGGAACGGCCGAAGGATGGTCGGAGGGCCGTTCGGCGACCGCGCTCGACGCGGTTTTCGCCATTGCGGCGGCAGGGTGGGGTTGCATATTTGCAACACCGCCCCGCAGATCGCGCTCCAATAGGGAGCGACTCGCGTTGGGCGACTCGGATAGCTAAACCGGCTCGACTTGGCAAGCGTTGAACGTCGCCGGCGTTGCGCCGCCGAACAGCGACAGACTGACCCGGACGCGCATTTCCGCCGGCAAAGCCTCGACAATGCCTTCGAAATCGGCGAATGGCCCGTCGAGCACGCGCACGCGACCGCCTGTGCGTAAGTGGGTCTGGCCGCGCCAATTGGCCCACCACTGGCCCGCGACTTCCAGCTTGTTGATCTCTTCGATGATTCGCGGCGCGACGGGCGTCGGCTTGCGGGCGTCGCCGAGCACGACGCCGACGCGTTCGCCAAAGCCGTTGTAAATCTCGCGGCCGATCTCTTGGCCGGGCGCGCAGCCAACGAACAGATAGGGCGCGAACACAACAAACTGCCGCATCCTGCGCCCGCGCCGTTCGACGCCGCCGCGGCTCACCCGCGCCCGCAGCGCCAGTTTGCGCCCCAGCGGGCAGTAGGGCCGATAGCCTTGGGCGGCGAGGTCGCGCGCGACGCGCAGCTCGGAGCCGGGCGCCACGCGGGCCACCACCCATCGCAACCCTTCGACCTCGATCTTGACCGGCTCGACCAGCCTTTCGGCTTCCGGCGCGCTCCCCTCGGGCTTCGGCGTCGGCGCAGGTTCGTATTGCAGCGCCGCGCGTTGATCGGCCGACAGTCCAGCGAGGTAAGCTTCGAGGCTTTCGGCGGGAATCTTCGCCGCTGGCCGAAGGCCCGTCGCCCGAAACGTCCCGCCGTTCGCCCCCCTGCGCGTTTTCATGGTCCGATGCCTCTCCCGACGAGCCCAACGCGCCAAACGCCCGCTTCACGCAACGAAAGCCTCGTCTTCGGGCGGCCCGGTGGAGGCTTCCGCGGGCGACGGCTGCGGCGCGGCGACGCCGGGCGGAAACAGGGTTGGCCGCCACGCGCCGTCGCAGCCGAGTTCGGGGTTGTGCGAGAAGAACGGCTCGCCGCGCGCGAAGCCCTTTTGCCGCCGCCACACCGCGGTCCAGGCCGTCCACGCCTTGGTGCCGCGCCGCACCCAGGCCTGCGGCGCGACGGCGGGGTTTTCCGGCTGCGCCTTGGCGATCAACGCCAGGCCGTCGAACTCGCAATCGCGCAGCCATTGCGCCGCGTCCATCACCGAGCGCCGGCCGCCTTCCTTGACGCCAGCGGCGTAGACCGGCGCGAAACGCAGCGCCTTTTCGCGCTGCTTGGCGGTCAGTTCGAAGAACTCGCGCCGCGCTGCGTTGACCGACATCCAGCTGCGCACCGGATAGCGCTGGAGTAAGAGCTTGAACTGTTCGTCGCGCTTGGCCGCAGCCGTCTCTTGCCCGCCGAGCCCCTCCGTCCCGCCGCCGCGCTGTTCGTCGTCGCGCGCGCCCGCAGTCTCAGGCTCGCTGCTGGAAAGAGAGGAGTCCTGTTTAGGATTCAAGATTCCCGTATTAAGTGAGGCAGTCCGAACGCCGGACTCCCCCCAGTCCGCCTGCTGGACTCCCCTCTCCGCTTGTCCACAGGGGGAGTCCGTATTCTGGACTGGGGGGGAGTCCGGGAGCTGGACTGCCCCCCCTTCAGCTTCTGCGGTCGCCGCAACGCCTTCCGTTTCGCCGAAAGCGCGATCGAGCCGCAACTGGATCGAGATGAGCTCGCCGCCGTTGTCGCGCCGACCGGTCGCCAACCGCACCGCAACCCCGCCATCCTCGAGCCGGCGCAGATGGGCGAACACCGTCGAGCGCGACAGCTCGCCGCAATCGGTGAGATACTTGACCGAGAGAAAGCGCACGAAGCCGTCGGCGTCGGCCACGTCGGCGAGCAGCAGCAACACCGTCTTGGTCGAGCCCGACCCGGTGCGGACGCGCTTCGCCCATCTCAGCGCTTCGCTGCTCACCGTTTCGTCTCCGCGTTCATCGGCAGGTTGAAATCGCGATCAAGTGCGAGCTGCAGCGCGCAGCCGTGGTCGCGCACGCGCAACGTGACGGCGCCGATCGCGACGACGCCGCGCAGCGCGGCCTCGATTTCGTCCGGCGGAACGCGCAGCCGTTCGGCCAATGCGGCGAGGTCGAAGACGAACGCCCAGCCATCGTCGTCCGCCAGCGCGGCGATCGTCAGCAGCGCGAGCTGCTCGACCGGCCCGCACATGAATTGCCGTTCCGCCCAGGCCCGCGCCCTAAGGCTCACCCGCCCCCCTCGCGCCCGGACACGGCGGCGTGTTTCGGTACGCGAGGCGCTGACAATCGCGCCAATACTCGACCCAGGAAATCACCGTCGCGCCGCCGTCGTGACGCGTCACCTTGACTAGCCCGCAGCGCGCGCAGACGCGCTCACTCTTGTTGAGAAAGGCGGTCTTCGGGCCCCAGCGATGGCGCGCCGCGGTCATGCCGCCGCTCCATCGAACAGCGAGCCCTGACTCACGCCGCGCGCGGCGGCGGGGTTAAGCCACAAGACTTCGGTGCGCGCCCTTCCCCCGTCCGCCATCGCTTCGCGCTCGACGCGCCGCCAGCCGCGCAGCGCGGCCTCGTAGAGCGGTGACGGGTAAGCGGAGAGCGCCACCATGCCGCGGAGTTCACTCAGGCGTCGCAGCAGCGCCATATGGTCGTCATCGGTCAATTCATAGCGATAACCATGCGTCGAGCCGCGACCGTCGGCGAGCGACGAGCGCGTCGCCAGCACGTAAGGCGGATCGACGTAGAACAGCGTTTCCGTCGTGTCGTAGCGGGCGATGATCTCACCGGCGTCGCGCTGTTCGATGCACGTTCCGAGCAGCCGGCGCGTGAAGAAAGGGATCGTCGCGGCGTAGGACGCCCAAGCCTGCGCCGGCAAAGAATCGCCGCGGCCGCCAGCCATTGCGGCGCGAAAGCCGGTGCGGCACGTGCGCGTGACGCTGTCGGTCCCATGGCCCATGAAGCTTAGCGCGATCGCCTTGCGCGCCGCGTCGACGTCGTCGATCGGCGGCGCGTAGCAATCGTCGAATTCCTCGCGCGCGAACGGCGTCAGTTCGAGCCGCCGCCTCAGTTCGTCGGCGCTCGCCGGGTCGCGCAGCACGCGAAAGACGTTGACCACCTGGCCGTCGAGATCGTTGTAACATTCAGCGGCGATCGCCGGTTTGCGCAGCAGCACGCTCGCCCCGCCGCCGAATGGCTCGACATAGACGCGGTGCGGCGGAAAATGCGCGATGATCCACGGCGCGAGCCGCCACTTGCCGCCATGCCAGCGGATCGCCGGTCGCGTCGGCGCGTTCATCGCGCCGCCCCAATGCAGCGAGCGAGAGCGAGAAACGCCAGCGCCAGCGCATAAACGAGCAGCGGGTGTCGGAACAGGAATCCGCGCGTTCGCCGGGCGGACAAAACGAGCCAAATTGGTCGATCAAACGGCTTGGATCGCTCCGCGTTGACGCAGAAGGCGACAGGCGTCGCCTTCTCGGCGTCGTGCATCCGCATCAGTTGGCCGAGGGCGACGTCGACCTCTTTCGGCAAGTCGATCGTCTCACGAACCCGCGAGCCGTCGCGTCGCACGATGTCGTATTCGATCGATTGGAGGGCACTCATTCGGGCGGGTATCCCGCAAGATCGGCCCACTTCGGAAAAACGATCTCGCCAGTTCGTGAATCGCGCACCGGCGCATCGAATTCCCACGCCTGGCCGAGCCATTCAAAGGTCAAGACGCGGACGTAAAGCGGCCCACGCTCGTCGTCGACGCAGGGCTCGCCAGTATCAACGATCGACCCATCGCGATTCAGCGGCCAGAGATTGAAGCCGATCCATGGCAACAGGCCGCCGAACAGCCACTCCACGCGCGGCGCGCTCATCTCTGCGCCTCGTCGAGCGCCGCCAGCGTCAGGTCGAACCCCAGCGCGTTCGCCCAGGCGACGGCGTTCGCCAGCCTTGGCGAACGCGCCCCGCGTTCCCATTTGCCGATCAGGTCGTGAGCGAAACCGGCGCGCTGGCCGAGTTGGTCGAGCGAGACGCCGCGCGCCAGGCGCTCGGCGCGTAGGGCCGCCAACAGGGGATCGCGCGTCCGCAGCGGTATGTTCATCGCCATGCCTCGCCGAGATTGGCGCCGACGGCCCCGAAATCACGCATGCCTCTCCCCCTTCACGCCTGTCGCCGGGCGGCGCTTCGTCCGCTGGGCGATCCACTCGTAATCGTCGAACCCGCGCCGCCGCAGACACAGCGCGACGCGCCCTTCCGCTTCGAGCCGCCGCGTCAGGTCCGCGATCGGTTTCACGTCGCCGCGAAACAGCAAGAACGCCCCGCTGGTGCCGCGCGCGTAGACGATTTCCGTCGCGCCTTGGCCGTCGGCGAGCCAGGCGTCGATCGCCTTGACGCTCGCTGTGAGCTTGATCTGTGGCGGTCGCAGCGCTGGAGAATTCATGGCGACGCCCACGTCAGAAACCCGCCGCCGAAAGCGCGCCGCCGCGACGCAGCCGCGTCAGCGCCATCGCCACGACGCGCTCGTCGGCGTCGACGGCCTCGGCGAGCGCGCCACGATCGGTCGAGCCGAGCCGTTTCGCGGCGTCGAGCACGCGGCCGTCGAAGGAATCTGCCGGCGGACTGCTGGAAAACGTCAGCGGCTTGCGCGCAGGCTTGGGCGCGGCGGCCGAAGGCGGCGACGTCCAGTCTCGCCGACGCTCGAGGGCCGCTTGACGCTCCGCGTCGGCAGGCGCGGAGGCCGCCTCGGCGCCCTCTCCGTCGATCTCTTCCGGCGGGTCATCAAGGCCGCTGAAAACGATGTCCGGCCATACCACGCGAAACTGCGCCTTGATTGCGTCAATCGCCGGCGCGGCGTCCTCAAAGCTTTCGACGACGAGGTTGATCCGCGCCGATTTCGATTCCACATCGGCCGAGACTGTGCCTTTCATACCGCCCCTCCCACGCGCGCCCGCTTCTCTTTGAAGCGGCGATAGAGTCCCTTGGCCTCGCCGCGGCCAATGCCGAGCCGCTCGCCGATCGCCCGCATACTGAGGCGCTCGTCCTCGTAGAGCGCGGCGACGCGCAGCTCGACGTCGATTCCCCATTTCGGCGACCGATCGGCGGCGTAAGGCGCATGAGTCCGTTCGCCCGCTTCCGGCAGATCCTGCGCGTCGGAGCGAGGGGCGCGCATGGCCGCGTCGCGCGACCCCTCGCCCTCTGCGCCGGCGCAGGGCGTCGAAAGACGCCCGTCTGGCGACCGGCTTTCGACGCCGGCGCATTCGCGCGCGACCTCGGCCTCGAAGGCCGCGCGCGAAATTTCGTTGCCCCAAGTGAACCAGCGCTTATGCGGCCGGCGCGCATACAGTTCGAGATACGGGCCGCCGACCAGCCGCTCGATGCGGTCGTGGATCTCGTCCGGTTTGCGCGAGTGCTCCTGCACTGGCGACAGAATCGCCTGCATCACGCCGGCGTCGAGCCGCATCGGCGCGCCGCGTGTTGCCAGCAGACAGAGTTCGATGTTCTGTCGCGTCCAGTAACCCTGTCCCATGAACAAGCCGTCGCCGCTGGCGTTCTGTTTCATCCAGGCGAAGCCGATCGTCTTGAGGTCGAAGCCCCAAGCGTCGACGAGGTCGAGGGCCTCGCGCAACATCGAGCCGATCGCCCACGGGAAGAGAACGCAATCCTTGGCCGCGAGCTTCGCCACCGGCAGTTCGGCGATCGCCTTGAGTGGGTCGGTGCGATAGCCGGGCGAGCGATCGCGGCCCTTGGCCGACCAGGTCTCGAACGCCCATGGCGGGTCGACGAGGATGGCGCCGAAGCGGCGTCCCGAATCGACCAACTTAGCGAGGTCGTCGACGTCGCAGCCGTCGGCGGTGCGCGCGGTGAACGCGGCCCGTCGTTCGGCCTTCTCGCGCTCGCGTAGCAAATTGGTCGTCACCCGCGCCCCGGCCCGCGCCACGTCCTCGCGCCAGCGCCCGAGCGAGCCTTCGAAATCCTCGCGCGGCAGCCGGGCGACGGCCTGGGCGCGGGCGGAAAGGGAGCGATCGATGCCAAGCTCTGCGAGGTTGACGCGCGGAAACTGTTCGTCGGTGTTACAGTTTTCCGGCGGCCGCCCTTCGCCAAACCATCCCTTGGCTTTGCCTTCAATCAGCATCTCTCCGAGTCGCTGCTCGGCGCGGATGCGAATCTCGGCGGCGTCGATCTCAAGATCGCGGTTCTTTGCCTTGCGATAGTAAACGCGCAACGCATCCATCTTGTTGGCGAGCGTTGCCGCTTCGTCGACCGTCTTGGCCTCGGCGACCGCGCGGCATGCTTCGTCGTATTTGAGCAGTTCGACGCTCACGCGAGTCGCCCGTCCGGCGCGAGCCATTGCGGCGGCTCGGCGGGTTTTGGCGTCAGTTCGTTAGCCTCGCGCAGCCAACGCGATCCATCCTCGGTTTCAACCTCGAAATTGCGCCCGCTGCAGGCGACGATCCGTCCGACGAACGCCGGGCAAACGCCTACCGCGACAGACGAGACGTCCTGACCGACATCGAACGCGGCAGGCTTCGCGATCCGCCTCATGGCGCCGCCACCTTCGCCGCGGCCGGCGATATGATGAAATCGGGGAGCGCCGGCGGCGCCCATGGGCGCATCGGCATGAAGGCGCCGACGAATTCCGGCAGCCCGCTCACCTGGAGAATGAAAGCCCTCTGTTCGCCAATCGGCGCTGACCGCGAAATGGCGGCGATGCCGCCTTCGCAGTCACGGCGTTGCGCCAGATCCATCACCGGCGAGAAATACTCCGCGACAAACGGGTTGAGATTGATCGTCGCCGCGTCGACTGGCGCATTGTCGCGAACGAACGCCCGCCGCCACGCGACGGGCGGCCGTTCGTCGACGCGGAAATCTTCCTCGCGCCAGTGGTTGCCGGTTTCGATCATGACGTTGGCGAGGATCGGGCCGTCTTCAGCGTCGTCGACGTCGGGATACGGCATGCGCCCGCACAGCATCGCTGCGATGGGATAGAGATGAACGTCGCCAGGCTGCGCCCACTCAGGCAATTCGCGCTCGTCGCTGCCCTCGCAAAACATCTCGACCGGCGCGGGCGGCGCGCAACGGTCAAGAAAGCGCTTCGGCAGCATGGCGCGGAACGGCTTGTTGACGCAGCCGTCGCGATCGTGAAAGACGCCGACGGCCACGCCGTCCGTCGCCACGATGAGCGCCCCGCCATCCGGCGCGGGTTCTACGATCAGGCCGACCGAGCGATAGAGCTGGCGCTCGCGCGCCGCATCGAGGATGCGCCGCAGCGCATGCAGATACTCGGATTTGAACCGGGCGTAGATGTCCGGCAGCTCGTCGCGTTTGGCTTCCGTCTTCCGCTCGCCCATTCCCTTCACCCCCTGCCCTGCAAACCGCGCCGCGCGTTCACGCCGCTGCCGCCTTCGCCTGCGGTCGCAGATAGATGGCGACCGGGCCGTCCTCGGTGTCCCACTTGGCCGCGATCTTCCAGCCATCGCCGAGGTCAGGCGGCGTCCAGTCGGCGACCAGCGTCTCCATGTGAGCGTCGTCATCGAAAAGCCGCTCGGCTCGGTCGCGGAGAGGCGCCGTCTCTTCTCGATTGTCATGGTCGAGCGAGAGCGTCCGCAGTTCGAAGCCCTGCTCACGCGCGATCTGCATCAAGTCGTGACCTTCGAGCGCGAAATGAAACATCAGCGGGCCGAAAGCGCCGTCGGGATATTCAATCAACGCGTCCGGCGCCGGCAGTTCATTGGGTTTCAGCATCGGCCGCCCCCCTGCTCCACAAACCGCGCGACGGTCGCCGCGCGCAGCGCCTCGAGCCATTGCGTCGCGGCGAAGGCTTCGGTCATGTCGAAATAGTCGTTCGCCAGCGGCGCGGCGCGAAAACGCAGATCGTTCTCGATCTCGAACGCCAGATGGTCGGCGCGGCGCACCTCAGCCGAGCGCATTTCTTCGACTAGGATCTCCGCTTCGATCGCCGCGCCGCGCGCGATCGTCGTGGCCGCGTAGGCGTCGATCACGCGCCGCGCGATCGCTTGGTCCAGGCCGCGCTTGATGTAGTCGGTCGCCGCCGCCGCACCCGGCGTCAGCGTGTCGAGCGCCCGCACGAACGGCGTGATCACGTCGTTGATGACGTATTCGTGGCCGTCGTGCAGCAGCGCAGCGAGGCGCAAGTTTCTCGGCGCCAGATCGGCGACATGCAGCGAATGCGCGGCGTCGTTGAACGGCACGCGGCTCTGGCCGACGAAGCGGCGCACGCGCACCAGACCGTGCGCCATGTCTTCGAGCGAGACGTCGCGCCAGTCCGGCGCCAGAAGGTCGACACGTGACCGCGACAGCATCTCGAAGACGAACGCACCCCTCGGCCGATCATCCATAGTTCGTGTCCCAGTTTGCGGCCGCCGCGCTTTCGAGCGCCGCCGCTTCCGCCCGCCGCATGGCGATCTCGCCGTCGAGCGCCCGCAGCCGCTCGGCCGCCGCGGCGCAGATCACCCAGCGCGGCGGCGCGGCGAAGGCCGCTTCGAGAAACGCCGGACCGAAAGTCGCGATCAGCGCCATCAGATGCGCGGCGCTCGGCCGCGCGCCCTTCATCCAACTCGCTGCGGTCTCGCGCGGCGCGCCGCACGCGGCGGCGAGGCTGTCGACCGTCTTCTCCGGGAAGCGGCGGCGAAAGAACGCCTGCGCCCCGGCGGCGGTGAAACTTCCCCTCGGATTGGGTGAAGTTTCACCCCAGTTTTGGTGAGACATAACGCAAACTCCTACGCGATATTGAACGCGCTCCCGTCGGAGCGGCCGCGCCAACGGCCGGAAGTCGAGTTGTTGAAATGCGCTGCGTTTCTGCGTGCCAAAAGGCGCCTTCAGCGCCGTCTCTGCGATCGGCCGCGTCGCATGCGCGGCCCCTTCCTTCACGATCGAGCGCCGCGTCATTCGCGCGGCGCCTTTCCCAGCGACTGAAGGCGGCGTTCCGACCGCCGCCCTCTCCAGTCCGCGCGCGGCGTTCATGCGTCCGCCCCGAACAAGGACGCGGCGGCGCCGGAAGGTCGCGCCGCCGCGTCAGGTGGGGAGGATACGACGCACACACCCTCGCGGGCCTCGAACGCGCCGGTCGACGCCGGCGCGAATGCAAGTTCTCCGGGTGGCAAGCGGGCCGACGACGCCGCGCCGCGCCAGATAGGGGCCGCAGTCTCGGTAATCCAGCCACGCGCCGGCGCGATCAGCGTCCGCTCGCAGCCGATGCAACGCCCGACCCAAAACCGCGCCCCCTCGCCGGTCACGCGCAGCCGCCCCTCGGCGACGAAGCCGCAGGCGCAGGCGACCAGCATGGAGGCGGACGCCGTCATTGACCGCCCCAGTCTTCGTCGTCGGCTTCGCCGTCTTCCCCGGCGATCGCCTGCAGGCATTCGACCGGCGTCATGCCCGGCTTGGCGAGCCCCCGCGCGATCGCCGCCTCGAGCATGTGCAGCAGGCGCGAAACCGGACCCGATTCGGGCTGGCCGCGCTCGATATTGGCGACGCTGGGTTGGGAAAGGCCGAGGAATTCGGCCATCGCCCATTGCTGCCAGCCGAGGGCGGCGCGGAGGCGCTTGATGCGAGCGTCGGTGTCCATGACCAAAACAATAAGAAACTTATCGTGCTTGTCAATAAGTATCTGATCGCCCCCTGCGCTAGCGTGGAATCATGAACCACGGGCAGGCGGAACGGCTGAAACGCGCGCGGATTGAGGCGGGCTATGCGAAGGCGATCGACGCCGCCCGCGCCCTCGACGTTGAGCCAGGCACATACAACCACCACGAAAACGGCACCGCCGGGCTGTCGCGCGCCGGCGAAAGGTACGCGCGTTTCTTCGGCGTCAACCTCGAGTGGCTGCTGACCGGCAAAGGCGAGATGCGGCCGTCACATTCCGCTCCGGCGCCCGAGGTGGCGATTGACGGGATCGTGCGCGCCGGCGCGGAAATCCAATCGAATGCGGACCTTCCCGATTTTGGAGGTCCGACAGTGATCAAAGTTCCATCCGGCGACGGCGTCGGCGCCTATGTGGTTAGTGGCGATTCGCAGTGGCCGCGCTTTCTCGACGGCGAACTCATTCTTTACGAGAAACGTCCGCGCGCCCCGAGCGAACTGCTCGACAATTACGCCATTGTGCAAACGCTCGACGGCCGGCGCGTCATCAAGATCGTGCGCGCCAATCCCAACGGCGGCGACGACCTGTGGCGGCTCGAGTCGCACAACGCGCCGCCCGAAGACGACGTCAAGATCCTCGCCGCCTGGCGCTATCTCGGCGTGCTGCCGCGCCAGGAGGCGACGAGCCTGCCGTCGCTGAAAACCCCAAAGCCGCGCCTCGGGCACGCGAGGAAACGCTAGGCTGGCGCGCCCGCTCGCGCCGCAAGGCGCCCCAGCGAGCGATGGCGTGCAGCCGACGCGGCGATTTATCCAACGCTGTTTAGGGCCCGACGCCGTTACAGATCGGCCGTTCGCGGCGAATGTGACGCGCCGCCGTTCGAGAATGACGCCACGGGTCGCGCGAGCGACGTTCGCTGGCGCCGGAGCGCCGTCAAAGAACCGTCGCGTGCACGGAACAATAAGAAACTGATTGACACAAACGATAAGTTTCTTATTCTTGCGCCCTAGCTTCACCGCTGGGGGGCCGCCTTGCTCGCCGATCGTTCCAACCCGTTCATCCCGCCGGAACCCGCGCCTTCCCGCCTCGCTGACCGCGTCAACGTCGCCGGCCTGCTGCTCGGCTATGGCGTCCTGCTCGTCGTCGTCCTCGCCACGGCGTTCGGCGCATGAGCGCCGCTGGGGCCAAACCGCGGCGCAGCGAGTTGACGCGCGAGCAGGTGAACCGACTGGCGCGCCGCGTCGTTGATCTCCAGGACAAGCTTCGCGCCCGCGGCAAGGATCTGCGCGCGCTTCGGCAACGCTTCGTCGTCGCCGACGCGACGACCGCCGAGTTGGAGAAGCAGCGCGACTTCTACGCCGGCGCCGAAGCGCGCCAGGCCGAGCAGAGCCTGCGGCTAACGACCGAGCGCGACGCGTTTCGCGACGCGGCGCGCCGGACAGAGGCTGAACGCGACAGCGCGCGGGACGAGGCCGCGGTTGACCGCGCCGTCGCTGAGACGAAGTTCGCCGAATTGAGGCGGCAGAGCGACCGCGTCGTCGCCGCCAACGCCGAACTGCGCCGCCAGCTCGCCAACGCCGAGCAGGTCGCCGGCGTCTGGCGCAAATCCTACGAGACCGCCGAAGCCGAGCGCGTCGCGCTCGACGCCGCCTTCCGCGCGCTGGCGTTGCGCAACGCCGAACTCGAACGCCGCGCCTTCGCGTTGCGTATCGACAAAGACGTCGCCCGGCGCGCGACCCAAGCCGCCCTGCAAGCCGAAGCCGAGGCGAGACAATGACCGAACCGACTGCCTATTTTCCCGCAGCGCTCGTCGACGAGATCATGCCCGCCGACCGCGACAGCCCTGACGCCTGGCTGATCAGCAGCGGCGGCGGCGCGCCGCGGCTCGACTTGAGCGACGGCTTCGGCGAAGGCGGCAGTCGCCCGCTTGCCAACGGCGAGATCGTCAAGTTCGTCTCCCGCACCGATTACGGCGTCGCGACGCTCACTCTGAGCGCTGACGGCTTCACGGTCAGCGAGCCGATGCCGGCCGACGCCGAGCAATGCTGCATCCTCGATGGTCTGCAGGCCGAAACGCTTGCCGCCGATGTGGAGGAATGTGTCGGTCTGCTGCGCGACTATGGCGCCGAGTGCGACGACTATCGCATCTCCTACTACACGTTCGACGACGGCCTTCCCTATCGCTTCGACGCTGCGACGCGCCACTTCGACAAGGTGAACGCATGACCACCCTCGCCTATCTCGCCGCCGCCTATCCGGTCACCCACGGCGGCGCCGTCGCGCTGGCCGCGATCGCTTTCGACGCCCTGTTCTGCCTGTTCTTTGTCTGCACCGACTTTGTCGACGCGCGCCGCCACCGCGCCAGGCTCGCCCGCGCCGGCGACAAGGAGGGCGCTTAGATGGCGCGGCGATCGCAAGCCGTCCGCGACGTCATCGCCGAACGCCTGCGCCAGATCCGCGAGGAAGGCTGGACAGCGGAACACGATGACGCTCACGCCAACGGCCAGTTGGAGCGCGCGGCCGCCGCCTACGCGCTGTTCGCCAGTTGCGACGACACGGCGCGCGAACTGCGCGCCACCTTCGTCATGGACCTGGTCTGGGCGATCTGGCCGGTCGCTTGGGCCCGCGCCTGGTGGAAGCCGAAGACCCGCCGCCGCGATCTCGTCCGCGCCGCCGCCCTCATCATCGCCGCGATCGAGCGCGGCGACCGCAAGGCCGCGCGCATGAACGCCAACAAGGGAGTCTGACGTGAGCGAAGACGGAATCGCGACCCCGGCCGATAGCGCCTCCGCGCTGCAACAGGAAGGCTGGGAATGGGCGATCGTCGAAATCTTCGGCCATCGCCGCCACGCCGGCCGCATCCGCGAGGAAGAGCGCTTCGGCGCCAAGATGCTGCGCATCGACGTGCCGACCGATGGCGACCCGGCCAAAGGCTGGGAGACCCGCTACTACGGCGGGTCGTCGATCTTTTCGCTCAGCCTCTCCGACGAGCCGACCGTGATGAAGGCCAATCGCCCCTACGATTCGCCTTACCGGCTAACCGTCGCCGCCGCGCCTTCCGTCCCCGACGAAGGCGTCGCCACGCCGCAAGACGGCGAGCCGCTCTGATGGCTGACCGCACCAGCATCGAATGGGCCACTGCGACCCTCAACCCCATCCGCGCCCGCAACAAGGCGACCGGCAAAGTCGGCTGGCATTGCGAGCACGTCTCGCCGGCCTGCGAGTATTGCTACGCCGAGGCGCAGAACCGCAACGGCGCCCGCGGCGGCACGCGCCTGCCCTACAAGCCCGGCCATCGCGCCGACGGCGAGATCTTCCTCGACGAAGAGACGCTGACCCGGCCGCTTCACTGGCGCAAACCGCGCCGCATCTTCTGGGGCTCGATGACCGACCTGTTCGGCGATTGGGTTCCCGACGCCTGGCTCGACCGCATCTTCGCTGTGATGGCGCTCACCCCGCAGCACACCCACCTGGTGCTGACGAAGCACAGCAAGAGGATGCGGGATTACGTCGACAAGTTGGGGCGCGCCTGGATTCTGCGCCTATCGCACGCCATCAATGCTGTGCCGGAACTGATTGCGGCAGCCGATCGCCCCGGCCGCGAAACGCCGCACTGGCCGCTCCCCAACGTTCATTTCGGCGTCACCGCCGAAGATCAGCCCCGCGCCGACGAACGCATCCCCAATCTTCTGGCGACGCCGGCGGCCATCCGCTTTGTCAGCGCCGAGCCTCTATTGGCCGATATCGACTTCACCTCGCTGCCGAGCGTCAGCGGCATCGGCCGCCATCTCGACGCGTTGAGCACAGCCGGCGCGAAGTTCAGCGATCTGCCCGGCCGCATCGATCAAATCATCACCGGCGGCGAGACCGGCCCGCGCGCTCGCGGCACGCCGATCGCCGCCTTCCGTTCGATCCGCGACCAATGCGCCGCCGCCGGCGTCGCGTACTTCCACAAACACAACGGCGAGTGGATCGACGCCGACGAGTGGTACGACCTCGTCGATCAGGGCGCAGTCGAGATTGTCACGCGCTTCGGCCGATTGCGCGGCCACGTCTGCGACGGCCGCGGCGCTTTCGCCGACTGGGCGCCCGCGCGCCCGCTGAATTTCGAGGACGCCGAGGCGTTGGCGGAGATCACCGGCGTCAGGCGCCTTGAGCATCAATCCGACGGCACAACCTTGCTGCGCGTCGGCGCCCGCCGCGCCGGCCGCGCGCTCGGCGGCCGCGTCTACGATGAGTTCCCGGAGCCGCGCCGATGACCAACCCGAAAATGCAGCCGTGCCCCAAATGCGGAAGCGCTGAATATCTCGCCGTTTACACGTATTACAACGGCTGGCGGCACGTCGAGTGCGTCGCGCCGAGTTGCAGCTATCTCGGGCCTGGCGAAGGTTCGATCCGCGCAGCGATTAAGAGCCACAACAAAGCGTCGCTCGACAAGGCCGAACACAATGCCGAGCCGGAGCCGCGGCGATGATTGCGCTCGCGCTCTCGGCGCGCCAGGTCGACCTTGCGCGTCACGCGCTCGGGCTGCCGAACGAGCGCCGCCGCTCCTACCGCAACCGTTTCTGCTGCGGCCCCGGCCACGCCGACTATGAAGAATGGCGAGCAATGGTGATCGCGGGGGCGGCGCGGCAATTCCCCCTGACGGCGCGGGGCCGTGATTCTCTCTTCGCCCTCACCGAGACCGGCGCCCGCATCACGCTGCGCCCCGGCGAAGCGCTCGACGACGAAGACTTCCCGAGGAACCCACGATGAAGCCAGCTCTCGTTCCCCTCTCCGAACTGCGTCCTGGCGAGGCGATCAACCCGCGCTCGAAAGGCCGCGACGCCGGCGACGCCGCGCTGGTCGCGTCGATCCAGGCGCGCGGCCTGCTGCAGCCGCTGGTCGTTCGTGGGCCCGAGCGCTCGCTGACCGCCGGTGGGATGGAGAAGCATACCTACGACGTCGTCGACGGGCGGCGGCGGTTGAAGGCGTTGATCAAGATCCACGGCAAGAAGCCGATCGAGATCCCCGTCGTCATCGTCGACGGCGACGAGACCAGCCTGCGCGAAATGGCGCTCGCCGCCAATGTCGTGCGCGCCGCGCTGCATCCCGTCGACGAATACGACGCCTATCGCGATCTCATCGACTCCGGCCTTTCGGTCGACGACGTCGCCGCGCATTTCGGCGTCAAGGAAAAATGGGTGCGCCAGCGCCTGCAGCTCGCCAGGCTCGCGCCCGAACTGCGCGCTGTCTGGCGCGCCGGCAAGATGACCGCCGAGCAGGCCGAGGCGCTGTCGAGCGCTCCCGACCACGCCAAGCAATGTGCCGCGTGGAACGCCTCGCGCGATGAATGGCGGCGCAAGCCCGACCAGCTGCGCGCCGCTTTGCGCCAGAGCGCTCCGCGGCAGGACGACGCGCGGGTGAAGTTCATCGGCCTCGACGCGTATCTCGACGCCGGCGGCGAACTCTCCGACGATCTCTTCACCGAGACGCGGACGCTGACCGACGAAGCGCTGCTCGACCGGCTCGCAGACGCGAAACTGCTGGAGAGCTGCGCCGCCTTCGTCGCCGATGGCTGGGCCTGGGCGAAGACGGAGGCGCAGATCGACCGATGGCGGTTGCGCGAGCTCGACGTCGCGCCCTGGCTGACCGACGACGAGCGCGCCAAGCTCGCCAAGGCCGGAACCTGGAACGCCCAGCAGAAATGGCTCGCGCTGGCGCGCGATCGCGCGCACGCCGATCCCGTAGCCCGCGCCCAGTCAGGCGTCGTCGTCGCGCTTGGCGACGACGGCGAAGTCGACCCGGAGTTCCTGCAGGTCTTGCCCGATGGGCAGGCGGAAGCCGACGACGACGCCGAGGTCGAAGCCGAGAGCGAGGGGGAATCCGCAGAAGCGATCGGCGCCGGCGCCGACGAGGCCGCCGCGCCTGACGCGAAGGTCAACTGGACGCTGCGCGAGACGTTGTCCGAGCAGCTCACGCTCGCCGCGAGCCGGGCGCTCGGCGCTGCGCCCGACGTCGCGCTGGCCGCGCTGATCGCCTCGCTCTCGGTCGCCCTGCGTTCTTATGCGCCCTCGCCGCTGCAGCTCAGCGCCGCCGACGCCTGGCGCGGCGTCGCGCCCGATCGCGACCGCGCAGACGAAGACGAAAGCGAACCCGAGATCGACTGGCCGAAGCAATTCGCCGCCGCGCGCACGACCGCGCTCGCCACCCAGCTCGACGTTCTGGCGCGCCTCGTCGCGATGACGCTCGACCTGCGCGCGCCGCGCTTCGACCGCCGCGGCGGTTGGAACGGCGACCGGGCGAAGATCGTCGCCGCGCTGGCCGACGCGCTCCCCCGCGAACCCTTCGCCGCGGCGCTCGCCGAGGTCTTCGACGCCGAGGCTTACTTCAAGCGCGTCAGCGCCGCGGCCTGCATCGCCGCGATCGCCGAAATGGACGGCTACAAGGCGGCGCTGCCGAAGAAGAAAGCCGACCTGGTCGCTCACGCGCTGGGCAAAGCGAAGGCCTGCGGCTGGCTCCCGCCCGAGCTGCGCACCTGCGCTTACACGGGACCGGCGCTCAAGGAGGCCGTGTGATGATGAGCATCGCCGAGCGCTGGAAGCTCGATCAGGAAATCTCCGCCGCGTTGCGCGAACGCAGCCGCACAGCAACCTACGTCATCCGCAATATCGTGGCCGACAACCCCGGCCGGCGCGGCTTGAAGACGTCGCAGGTCCTGCGCCGCCTCCGCACGATGGAGCGCCGCGGCGACGTCGAACGGGTGGAGAGAGACTATCTCGTCATGCTCTCCTGGCGCATCGCGCCCAAGCACGCTGACACGGGAGCGGCAAAATGATCGAGCGCATCGCCCTCGCCTATTCCGACGGATCATACGGCGTTCTCTCGGAGGCCACGACGATCGACGCCGCGCGGCACGAGCGCGACGACGCCGACCGCAACGAACGTGATCCGGCCAACGCTACCCGGATTCTGCGCGTGCGGCTTGAGGTCGTCGAAAGCCTCGACGACTGGCGGCCGACGCCGACGCCCATCTCGCCGGCGAAGGCGCTGAGTTGTCACGATGAACTCGTCGGCGCGGTCAACGGATTGCTCACCGTCGTCGCGACGCTCTCGCGCAGCGACCTGTCCGAAAACCTGGCCGACGCTGTCAACAAGCGCATCGAAGCGGCGAACCGCGCCGTCGCCAAGGCGACCGCGCTGTGACCGACAAACCCGACTTCGCCGCCCTGCGCGCCAAGCGCGACGCGGATTTCGCCAGGATCGTTGACGAGATCGCGGCCAAGTCCTTCCCCAATACGCCCCGTTCCGAACTGCTGGTGTTCGACGGCCCGCGCGGTTGCTACTGCGCCTGCGAAAGCGGCGGCCCCTGCGAACACGAGTTCGTCGGCTGGCGCGAGTTCGAGGACGGACGCGGCGACGAGCAAGTCTGCCGCCTCTGTGGCCTCGGCGCGATGAGCCACAGCCTCAGGTGCGATCTATGACCGTCTACGTCGACGACGTCCGCCACAGCTTCGGCCACATGGTGATGTGTCACATGTGGGCGGACTCGCTCGACGAGCTGCTGGCGATGGCCGACGCGATCGGCGTCCAGCGCAAATGGCTGCAGCGGCCGCCGAAAGCGTCGTGGGTCCACTTCGACGTCAGCCTCGGCATGAAAACCAAGGCGCTTCGCCGAGGCGCCGTCCTGACCGACAAGTTCGGCCCGGTCGAGCATTGCGCGAAGCTCGACGTCGCGTCTGGCGATCCAGGGCGCGTCGCCTACGGCCAAACCAAGCTCGCCGGCGTCGCGTTGTGCCGCGCCAAGAGCGCCCACGCTCCCGCTGAGGACAACTCGGAGGCTTGATGATGTGCAACGCCTGCGGAAACCTCTGCTGCGGCTCGGACATGTTTGGCGAGTGCGGCTGCGACTTCTGCGACAATTCCGAGTGCTGGACGCCTGAGGACGACGATGAGTTCGACGATGATCCGGCCGATCTCGGTCTCGATTTTGCGCCGCCCGCCCCGCCGGAGCGTCGGCGTCACGTTCATTGCGAGGCCGCGCCGTGACCGATCTGCTCGCCCTATCGGTTCGCCAGCCCTGGCCGTGGGCAATGTTCTACGCCGGCAAAGACGTCGAGAACCGCTCCTGGCCGACCCGCTATCGCGGCCGCGTGCTCATTCACGCCAGCCTACAGTTCGACGGGCCGCGCGACGCTGCATTTGCGAATTGTACGATATGGGCTCGCGAGGCGAACGCCCGGCCTCCGGATGGTGTCTATGACTTTCCACTCGGCGGCATCGTCGGCGAGGCCGAGATCGTCGATTGCGTCACACAATCGGATTCGCGGTGGTTCGAAGGCCCCTACGGCTTCGTGCTGCGCAACGCTAAGCCGCTACCCTTCCGCCCGTGCCGCGGCAAGCTCGGGTTCTTCAAGCCGGATTTCGAGGCGCTCTGAGATGACTCGCGCGATCGTCCGCAACGTCGTCGAGCCGCGCGGGTTGAGCCGCGACGACGCCGCGACCTATATCGGCGTCGGCGCCTCGCTGTTCGACCGCTTGGTCGACGACGGCCGGATGCCGAAGGGCGCGCGGCTCGACGGCCGGATCATTTGGGACCGCCGCCAACTTGACCGCGCCCTTGACCGGCTGTTTGATGCCGCCGAACCGAATGACCCGTTCTCTCGGGTCGCCTAAATGGCCCGGCATGAAACGATCCGGCCTGCCGCGATATGTGATCCAAGACGCCTGCCGCGATGGTCGGCCGCGGCTGCGCTATCGCGCTCCCGGCCATCCGGCGCGCGACTTGCCGGGGCCGTTCGGTTCGGATGCCTTTTGGAGGGCCTACGCGGCCGCCAAGGCCGGCCAGCCGGTCAACCGGCGCAGACGGCGCCACGAAGCGCCGCAAAGCCGCCGACGGCACGCTTCGCGCTCTTATCGAGGCCTACTACCGCCGCGCGCCGGATTTCGTCGCCGCCGACCCACTGACGCAGGCCGACAAGCGCGGAGTTCTCGAAGGCATCCTCAGAGAGGCGCTGGCGCCCGACAATCCGCTTCTCTTTGACGAGTGCCCAGTCAAGAGCTTCACACCGCGCCACGTCGTCGTGCTGCGCGATCGCAAGGCGAGCCTCCCCAACGCCGGCAACAAGCGGCTGCGCTATCTCAAGATGGTTTTCGACTGGGGAATCGAGGCGCGGCTGGCCGAGACGAATCCGGTCGAGAAGGTCAAAAAGCTGAAGGTCCCTCGCAAGGGCTTCCATGCCTGGACGCCCGAGGAAATCCGCCAATTCGAGACCCGGCATCCGATCGGCACCAAGGCGCGCCTCGCGTTGGCCCTGATGGCGTTCACCGGTCTGCGCGTTTCCGACCTCCGCCAAGTCGGGGCGCGGCATATCAAGGATGGATGGCTGGAGCTGCCGCAGCACAAGAATCGCAATCGAGCGCCGAAGATCATTCGCGTGCCGATACTGCCCGAGCTGCAGGCGATCATCGACCGTTCGCCGATCGGCGAACCGACGCTTCTCGTCACCGACGCCGGCGAACCCTTCACGATCAAGGGGGCGGCCAACAAGGTCAAACAATGGTGCGTCGCGGCCGGCCTGCCGCATTGCTCCGCCCACGGCGTCCGCAAGGCGGGCGCGGCGGTGGCCGCCGAGAACGGCGCGACCGAGGCGCAACTGATGGCGATCTTCGGTTGGGAGGATGCGAAAGAGGCGGTCGTCTACACCCGCTCAGCCCGCCAAAAGAAGCTCGCCGGCGACGCCATGCACCTGATGTTGCCGCGCCTCGACCCGGCCCCTAAATCCTCCCACGCAATTCCCGAAACCGAGCGGGGGGAAGAAATGGCGATAATTACTCAATGAAATCAACGCCGGTTAACACATTGGCAGGAGAGGAGGGACTCGAACCCCCAACCCCCGGTTTTGGAGACCCATTTTACAACATTGAGTTTACGTTCCAATTCTTCTCATCCGATTGAACGGTCAACATAATCCTGAGACAGGAGGCGACACCCTGCGACACCGAAAGACAAATATTTCGGTATAAAATGGGACCGAAATGGGACCGAATCCGCCGACCGCTTGCCGGAGCGCCGAGCCGCCTGAGTGCCGACGATGCGAATGTCGAAGTCGGCGGCAAAGCAGACATTGTCCATCGCGAGCGCGTATTACAAAATCCCTCGCCGGGCGCCTATATCTGGCGGAGTAGGAATGCCGACCCCAAGCAAATGGATTGACGATGGCAAACTCCGCGCCGCCGGCTGATTTTCCCCCGCAGATGCGACCGAGGGCGTTCGCCGATTTCTTGGGCGTCAGCCTAAAGACCGTCCAGCGATACATCGTCCGCGGAATGCCCGTAATTGGGCGCGGGCGCAAGGGCTTCGCAAAAAGCATTCCTGTTGCGGCAGCGTTGGCCTGGCTCAATGCGTCTCCCCCAAAGCTGCGGCGCGGTCGGCCCCCCAATCTCAGTCGCGGCGGCGATGTCCAACCCGCATCGCCCCATGCAGCCATGCCAAGCGCACCCCCGACCCAATCGCCGGTGAGCACGCCGACCCTTATGCCGCCTTATGCCCCTGCACCGCCATACGATCCGAACGTTGCTATGCAGCGGTGGAAACATCTTTTGTTGCTTGATGCCAATGCGCGCTTCGCTGAGGATGTCGCAACGTTGAACGCTCGGCAGCGCGGCAGCGAGATCCTGCCGCAGCGATTGAAGCAATGCAGAATTCACAAACAATTGTATGGTCTGGCTGCGGAGTACGGGCCCGGCTGCACATATTCCGCAGCGATCCAATCGCAGCTCATTGCCGAGGGCCTCAACTCCGCAGAGCGTGCCGGGATTCAGCGTAGGATCGCGCACGGGTTTATCCGAGACGCCTTATCGCCGGATGGCAAGCGTGGGGACCTACCGCCACGTAACTTCATCGAACGGTTTCTGAGAGCCCTGGGCTTAGCGGTGTCGGCGCAAACCCTTGAGGAAACTTATCGGGAATGTGCAAGATCGCGCGCCAGCATTGAAGCATACATGGTCGGCCTATACGAAGCGGCGATTTCCGATCCCGAATTTGCCAAAACGATGGTGACGGTTCAGTTGCCGATCGTGAGGGAGTTTGACGGGACGCAATGGTCGGAACCGGCTTATTCCGTGGGCGACCGCATAGAGAAAGGACGGTTCACGGTTGAGACCACGGATGAGGCAATCTTCGTCCGCGTATAG